CCAGCCCAGCACCCCCCACCATTCCCCTCCGCCACCTACTACGACGCCAAAGCGTGGCGCTTCGCCCGCGCCCTCGCCCACCGCAGCCCCCGCACCCTGTTCTGGAACGTCGGAGCCTAACCATGCCCCTCGACCCCCCAGACGGCCTCCCCCCCCACATCACCGCCATCTGGAACGAAACAGCCACCACCCTCACCAACCTCGGCCGAGCCGACACCACCGACCCCAACATCCTCACCGCCTACGCCCAAGCCGTAGCCGAACACCGCAGAGCATCCCAACTCATCAACCAAACCGACATCCTCTACGACAACCAAGGAACCCCCACCCCCTCACCAGCCCTCACCATCCAACGCCAAGCAGCCCAAACCATCGCCCGCCTCACCCGAACCCTCGGACTCTCCAGGCCAGCCTCCCCCGCGCCTGGTGACCCGGCAGCCCCCTTGCAACCGGCGGGCGGCAAGCAGTTCCCGGATGCCCGCTGGTGCGAGGACCACGGCCGCTGGGAATGCACAGGCCAGCGGTCCAGGGGCAGAGGCCAGTGCCACGGCCCGGCGGTCGAGGGGACGCATACCTGCCGGATGCATCAGCCGAACAACGGCCGGATCCGCCATATGGCCGCTGTCGCGCTGCGGCAGGGCGCGCCGATAGGCGGCCCCAGGCTGCCGCCGGGCGCGGTCTGGCGGGACATCCACCCGGCGGATGCGCTGCTAGAGCAGGTCCGCTACTGGGCGGCGCTGTGCGCCTGGCTGGATGAGCAGGTGGCGAGGCTGACGCCGGGAGAGATGGTCTGGTCTACGGCGCAGGTGACCCGCTCGGATGCTGGGGAGTTGCCGGGGACTACGTCGGTGCAGCGGGCCGGCCCGCATGTGTGGATCGCCTGGCATACGAAGGCGCACGCCCATTATGCGATGGTGTCGAAGATGGCTATCGACGCCGAGGTTGACGCCGCCGCGCTCCGCCTCCAGCAGGCGCAGGGGATGCAGGCGTACCGGGCGTTCCAGGCCGGCCTCGACAAGCTGGGCCTGGATGAGGAGCAGAGGGAGCTAGCCCGGCGGGTCATGCCAGCGGTTCTCCGCGACCTGACCGCCGCCTGATGAGAGGATCAGTGCATGAGCTATCCGATGGTGGGCATCAACTGGAACGAGCTACGGCGAGCCCCGGAGATCCCGGCCGTCGTGCCCCGCTTCCCGGCCATCGTCCGCCGCTATGACGGGATCACAACCCAGCCGGTGGATCAGTCGCCGCACAGCACCGTCCAGGGCCGCCCGGTGCCGGTCATCTGGACGTGCACCCCGGATATCGGCCCGCTGGTCGCCGGCGACTATGACAAGGCGCTGACCGCCTCCTGGTCGGCGCTGCTCCCGCACAGCCGCGTCGGGTTCTACCATGAGGCGGAACTTCGCAAGGGGATGACCCCCGAGCATGTGAAGATGGCACACGTCTATGGGGTCCGCCTGGCCCGCTCCCTGAGCCAGACCCTCGGCCGGCACATCCCGTACGGGATCGTGACCAGCCAGGGCGCAGCCCCCGAGTGGGACAACGTGGACGCCGACTGGTGGGGCGGCGACGTCTACGACTTCCACCAGACCGGCTCATATCAGAACGCGTTCGGCTACTGGGCGAGCCGGCGGCCCGCTGCCGCCGCCGGGAAGCTGGTCATCTGCGAGACGAACAGCAGCGTCGTGGCGCACCGCCCGGAGTGGTTCACCGGCATCTTCAACGAGTTGCATGGCGCGAACGGCTCTGTGCCGAAGGGCGGCGGCAACCATCCGATGTGCACGTTCTGGCTCGACACCGGCCCGCTGTCCGGGCCGTGGGTTCCCGGCGATCAGGCAACCATCGCGACGCTGACCCACCTGGCGGCGCTCGCCGGATGAGCCGCTGCCTCTGCGTCTGGCAGGAGGTCAGCCGGGGAGCGTACCGGCTGGCGCTGATCCACTGGCGCTGCCCGGTTCACGCGGCGGCTGGGCAGCGGCGCTGGCTAGCCGAGCCGCTACGTTCACCGCAGCCGCGAACTGCTGCGCCCGCCTGATCTTGAACGTCCCCAGCGGAGCCGACCAGGAGTAGCCCGGCCCGGCGATAGTCAGCGTCGCCCGCCGGCTCATGCCCCAGCCGACCGACGCGACATCGGCGATGGTCTGCCCGGTGACGGGGGCGATCTCCTGGCGGTGCCGGATCGTATGCCAGCCAGCCCCGCCAGGGTCGTGATGCTGGACGAGTTCAAAATGATGCCAGGGAGCGGCGGCGAAGGAGCGTCTCATCGCAGGTGGCCCTTCCTGCCCGACGATTCTGTCCTCCCCCGGATCATAGCCGCCCGTGTCGCAACCGTCCGTAGCGCGCTCGTGTCGGCCCGTTAGGTTAACGTTGGGTTATGGGAGAGGAGCATCAGCCGCCGATCACCCGCCAGCGGGGCCGCTACCCGGTCCTGCTCGCCGTCAAGATCAGCGCTGAGATGGCAGAGGGCATCAGCCGCGCTCGCGGCAGCACCCGCGAGGCCGTCTGGATCCGCCGCGTCCTAGCCGACGCCATCGGCGCTCCGCCCGGGGAGAGGAGCACCACACCATGACCGGCCCGCAAACTATCCGCCGCAGGCTCGCACCGGAGATCGAGGCTCACGCCGTCCCCTACAACGGCTCGGGGTCCGTCGCCGCGATGCGGCAGATCATCCGCCAGCACGACCCGGCCGCCCAGGTCTCCGAGGTCCGCAGCCTGGGCGTCGTCGTCGTCGCCTGGACGCCGGAGTATCCCGCGCCAGCCGGCTACGTCCACTATCTGATCGTCGAGCGGGGCTGCTGGCTCGTCATCTCCGAGTTCTCCGTCCAGGCGATCTCCGCCGCCGGGATCGCGGCCGACTGGGAGGCTGGCTGAATGAAACCGTCCCGCCGGCCGGGCGAGTACCGCATCCTGACCGTGACGATGCGGGAGCCCGACAGCCCGGCCCAGTCGATCATGTGGGTGCAGATCCTCGACGGCCAGGTCTATCTCGGAGCGCCCGGCTCCCCGGAGGCTGACCCCCGGAAACATCCGGGCTCCTGGGACTGCCTGGGGCCGCTCGACGGCCTGGGCATCTCGCGGGAGGGGAAGGCGGCGCATGGGCCGCTGCGGGCGGCGATCTGGGCGGCGCTCGGCCACCCGGATAAGGCGAGGGAGGGCGAGGCGGACTGATGGCACGCGACGTGACGGTGATGCCCGGCCGCACCGACGTGCTCCGGGCGGTGCAGGATGGGCTGATGGCGATCTACCAGGAGGCCGACCTGCGGCGGCAGCAGGCCGTCGATGACTCCGATCATGGGCAGGCCGAGGCGGCCCGCCGCAAAATCCGGGAGGCTGCCGGGATGGAGGCAGCAGCCGTCTGCCTGGATGCGCTGATGGCGCGGCGGCTGCCGACGCTCTGGCCGCCCGGCTAACCTGTAGGTACAGGAGAGGAGAACCTCATGACCGACGACAATCAGGCTCCGTGGGAGCAGCCCGGCGAGTTCTACCGCCCGGCGGACACCATCGCCTACCGGCCGCTGCCGCCGCTGCCGCCGCTGCCCGGCGACCCGTATGCGCGGCCACCGGACGGCTGGGAGCAGCAGGCGCTCTCCCATCCGGCGAGCTACACCATCCCGCAGTACGCGCCGCAGATGACCGCCCCACCGGAGCCGCCTCCTCCTCCGCTGGCGCATCTGACACCGGCCAGGGTGACCGTCACCGAGACCGGCGGCGAATGGACGATCCGCGCTGAGATGCACGAGCCGAGGCCGTTCGAGAACGAGTGGGTCATCGACCTGCCCGACCCGCCGGCGATCCCCGCCGGGCAGTGTGTCCGCTGGCAGATCGTCTGGCTCTACCAGGATGAGGCGGGGCTGCGGCTCATAGGCGACGGCGGGGAGACGATCAAGGCACTGCACATGGGCTACGGGCCGGGCAACGGCGCGCTGATCCTCCGCGAGCTACGCGACGGCGAGTGGCTGCAAAAGTGAAAGATCTCGCGGAGTTCCTCGCCTGGACGCTCGGCGGGATGCTCGCCGCCGCTGCGTTCGCCGCGCTGGCCGCCTATGTGGCTGCCGTCTGGATGGGGCTGTGAGCGGCCGGTGGCGGGATGTAGTCCTCGTCACCGCCGTGTTCATCCCCGGCGTCCTCGCCGGCCTCGCTGTCCTGTATGGCGGGGATGTGGTCAGCCCGCTCCCGTCGCCCGTCGTCGCCGTGGCGGCCCCGCCGTGGCCTATGCAGGTGATGCCCACCCGGCAGCAGGCTGCCCCGCCGCCCGCTGCCCGGCCTCCGGTGCCGCCGCCGCCGGTTGTCCCGGCGCTCGCCGCTGCACCGGCCCCGGCTGGCAGCAGCCTCCCCGCCCCGGCTGCTGCCAGCCGGCCCAGCGCGGCTCCGGACCCCAGCCCGATGCCGAGCCCAACGCCGAGCCCAACGCCGAGCCCAACGCCGGCCCCAACGCCGGCCCCAACTCCTACCCCGGCTCGTTCCCATCCGCCGTGCCCACCGCAGTCGAAGGGATGCCATTGACCGCCTACCCGCAGCCATGCCCCGCCGGTCATCTCGTCTGGCTCGACCTCCGCGCCGCCCTCGACAGCGACGGCCAGCCGGCTACCGTTCTTGACGTGGCCCCGCTCGCCGCCCACTCCCGCTGCCAGCCGTACCCGCTGCCGCTGGCCAGCCGCGCTGAGCGGGCCATCCAGCGAGCCTTGGAAGAGGCCAGCCATGAGCCCTACTGACATCCTCTGCCCCATCTGCGGGGCGCAGCTAGCCTCTGGCGACGGCGGCCAGGCGATCTGTGAGGGCTCGGAGGGGATGCAGCACCCGCCGCATCTCGCGACGCTGCCACCTCCCGACACCCCCGGCTACCCGGGCGGCTGGCGGCTCGTCGGAGACGACCTCGTAGGACCGTGGAGGTACAAGCAGCCATGAGCAGCAACGGGCAGGGCGGCCAGCCAGCCGTCGATCAGGGCAACAGCCTGCTGATGGCCGCGCTGGAGGCGGGCAGGCGGCAGGCGGCGACGCTCCACACGGCGATAGCGGATACGGGCAACGGCCGCCGCACGCTGCTGGTGACGCTGCGCACCGATACGGCGACGGTCACCGTCCCGCTGTCCCGGGCGGACGCGGAAACGTGGGCGGCGCTGCTCGCTGATGGCGCGGCGAAACTAGCGGCCCGCCGGCTGGATGTGCCGGGCTCGCGGCTGATCCTGCCCGGTGACCCGGAGTGACCGGCTGGCTGATCCTCGCCGGCTACCTGCTGGGGTGGGTGGCGTGCACCCGGCTGGCCGTCCGCCGGCTCTGCGGCGACGCAGACAACCCGCTTGAGGCGGTCATGCTCCGGGTCCTCCTCGCCATGGCGGCGTTGTTCTGGCCGCTCATGGTCATCGTCGTGGCTATCTCATGGCGGGTGCCTAAAACGGCGGAGCAGCTACGCAGGGAGCGGGAGGCGCTGGACCGGCGGATCGCGGAACTGGAGCGGGAGGCCGGCATCAGTGGCCCCTGAGCGGCTGATCTCCTGGGCGGGGATCTGGGGTGCCGTGCAGGCGCTCAAGGCCACCCTGTCCTACCGGGCGGGTAAGCGCCGCGACCAAGCCAAGGCCAAGAGGGACACATGAACGGCCCCCTGTACCACTTCACCTGCGACCACTCCTACAGGCATATCGGCCGGTACAACGCCCTGCTCATCCCCCAGGACATCGGCGGCCCGCACCCCTTGACCGGCCTACCGCCATTGCTGTGGTTCACCGACGAACCACACCCAGACAGGGAACGTACCGGCCTGTCCTCGGTCACGATCACATGCGACCGGATGGCCCACCGCTACATCATCGACGACTGGGCAGCCTGCCAGTCGTGGATGGGTTCGTATTGGCGCGGCCAAGTTCCCGCAGACGCTCTAGAGGTACTGGAGTACCGCGAAGCCGGGTTTGAGCCGAGCACTGGCCACTGGTGGGTATCCGATCAGATCGTGCCCGCGCGGTGGGATCACGCATGGGCGCTTGTCCACGCCGCGAAGGCCAAGGGGGACACGTGAACCACATCGACCTGGGCACGCTCACCCTCGCCCACGGTGACCACGAGGACCGCAGCAACGGGCTGTGCCTGATGGAAGCCGTCGCCTGGTGGGCCGGTGAAGATCACACCGACCACCCGGCGTGCGTATCGCCGGTCCTCGGCCAGTTCGGCCGGAACCTCAATGACCTGCTGCCCGATGCCCGGCGGCAGGAGCTTCGGCAGTTCATTCCCCAGCTGGCCGGTACGGCCGGTGATGGCCTGGATGAGCGGCGCGGATATCTGGCGCTGGACTGGCTGGTCCGCACCTATCTGCCGGCGTTCCTGGCCCTGGTGCCGTCGCTGGCTGAGCATGTGACTGCTGTACGGGAACTGCCCCCTGTGAGCGACCTCAGCACTGCCCGGCGGGCTGGCCCGGTTGTCCATGCGGCGCGGGATGCGGCGCGGGATGCGGCGCGGGATGCGGCGCGGGCTGCGGCGCGGGATGCGGCGCGGGCTGCGGCGCGGGCTGCGGCGCGGGATGCGGCGTGGGCTGCGGCGGGGGATGCGGCGGGGGATGTGGCGGGGGATGCGGCGCGGGATGTGGCGGGGGATGTGGCGGGGGATGCGGCGGGGGATGTGGTGTGGGATGCGGCGTGGGCTGCGGCGCGGGCTGCGGCGGGGGATGCACTCGCGCCCATCGTCGCCCAGCTGCAGGACTCCGCCATCACCCTGTTCGGGGCGATGATCGCCGGCGGCACGCCGTGAGGGCGTGGTGCCGGGCGCATCCCCGGCTCACCGACCTGGCGTACATCGCCCTCGGCCTCGCCGCCACCATCGCCGCCGTCGTCCTCACCGGCGGCCACATGAACCCGGGAGGCTGACATGTGCTCGCCGCCTTCGACCACCCGGCGATGGCGATCCTCATGTGGATATCGGGGCTGTAGCTACGCAAAGGGCCAGCCTGGCGCTAGCATTCGCCTGTGACAGACCCTCCGCGAGGCCAGCGCGTATGGTCGCACCGGGGGCTGACAGATGCCGTAGCCCCTGCCACCGCCAGGCAGGGACTCCCGGATCAGGTGCCGTTCCGCTGGCGTGACCGCAACACCCGGCCGATGGAGATCGTCCAGGTCCGCCTCGACCTCATCCGGGCAGGGCTCTGCCCCGGCGTCTCCTGTATGAGGCTGGCCCGCCGCGAGTGCCGGGCGATCTGCGCCTATCCGGCGGACGGCGACGCGCCCACGGTCGTGTTTACGGTCAGCCCGGCGTTTACCCCGGATGCGCTGGACGCCGCTAGCTAGCCGGGCCGCGTGTCTAGCCGCGATCCGCCGGCCTGCGGCCGTCCCGGCGCGCTAGGGTGCCGGCAGACGCGCAGCAGGCGCACCGATTCTGGCATCCCGGTCGAAGGAGCCTCAGCATGGCCCAGTCCGATCCCAGCGCCGCCGCAGCAGCGGTCGCGCTCCTCACCGATCTCCCCGGCAAGCTGGCTGAGGAGTTCCCACGCGCCGCCCATCAGGGCCGCCTCGATCAGGTCGCGGCCCTGGCCGCCGGCCTGGCCTCCCTCGTCGGTGAGCTTCCCGCCGAGGAGGAGCGGGAGGCCGAGTACGCCGACCGGCTGCTGGCGCTGTATGACGCGGGCAGCTACAACAAGGCGGATCATCCCGACCACGCGCAGACGGCACTACGGGGCGCGCTGGCGCTCAGGAACGGAGGCTGAGGCATGGGCCGCTTCGTCGGCGTCGTCGAGTCGCAGACCGCGCAGCCCGCCGGGGCTCCGGTCACCACCACATTCAACGGCTACTTCGCCTGCCTGGTGCCTGGGGCGTCCGCCAATGCGAAGCTGCGCCGCATCCGCTGGCATGTGCGCGGCCCCGCCGGGTCGGTCACCTCCGACCAGCATTCCCTCGCGATCTACCGGCAGACCGTCCGCGTCGCCGGGACCGGCTTCTCCACGACCACGTTGCAGAACGAGGATCCGCGTGGAGCGGCGTCCGTCTCGACGGGCATCGACATCACGACGGCGGCGACCGCTGGCACGACCGGGCCGACCATCGGCGCGAACGCCCTGGCGAAGACCGGCGGCAACACCCAGATCGAGGGCGAGGTCAGCTTTGAGTTCCCCGACGACCAGTGGGCCGTCGATCAGGGCACGGCAAACGGCCTGGCCATCGTCAACATCGGCAACGCCCTGCCAGCGTCGCACCTGTTCGTGGTGACGTTCTTCGTAGAGGAGTAGCCGCGTGGGCAACAGGATCTACCTGGCCGCCCCGCTCGCACCGCTCAACTCGGCTGACGGCACGGCGGTCACCGCCACCTCGCTGACCGACGCGTCGCCGGCCCCGCAGAAGGTGGTGCAGCCTGACTGGCTGGAACTGGGCACGATCCTGCGGCTCCGGGCCAGGGGCGAGTACACCTGCGGCTCGACGGCGACGAACCTGACCATCGGCTTCTACTGGGGCGGCGCTGCGGGCGCGGTGTCGATCTGCGGCGTCGCCGGGCAGGCGCTCACCGTCTCCCAGACAGCCGTGCCGTGGTGGCTGGAGTTTGAGGGCGAGATCCGTTCGCTCGGCGCGTCCGGGTCGATCAAGGGGTCTGGCTACCTGGATCTGGCGACGTCGCTGACCGCCTCGACGCGGCTGCCGGTCCCGACGACGGCGGCGGCGCGGATAACGACCATCGACACGACGACCCGGAAGATCCTGACCGTCGCCGGCAACGTCTCGCAGACTGTCGGCGCTCCTGCGTTCACCTGCTATGGGCTGACCGCCGAGATCCTGGGCTGAGCTATGCCCACGCCGGGCGCAGCCGGGCCGGCTGGTGACCTGGGCTCGGTTCATCCTGCGCTCGGCGGCCGGGATGGCCTGTGGGTTTTCCGGCAGCCCGAGGAGGGCGAGCCGACCTACGGGTCGATCACCTACCGGGGTGGGACGTCAGGCGGGGCGGGCGGGGCGAGCGCGGCGTCGGCGGCGATCACGCTCCCGGCCGGGTGGCAGCCGGGCGACATGGCGGTCTACCTCGTCCGGGTCTCCACGACGGGGCAGACGTTCTCGCAGTCCGCTGGGACCGGCGCATGGGTGATCGACCAGCAGGGGTCGTTCGCCTCCGGGGGCACCTCATGGATGACCGCCCACCGCGTCCTCGGCTCAGGTGATACCGCGCCGACGTTCGCCTGGCAGACAGCGGCCCGCTGGGCGTGGGCCGGGTGTGCGCTCTACTCGGCGCGGGGCCTGCCGCTGGCCATCGACACCTACGCCCCGGGCGACCCGGCGCTGTCCGCGTCGGCGGGGAGCACGCTGCTGCCGGACGCGGCGACCGCGCAGGGCCTCGGAGAGGCGTCGGTGCTGCTCATCAGCGGCCGGTCAGCCGCCGCGAACACCGCCATATCGCACCTGTTCCAGCCGCCCGCCGGCTGGTCCTGGGCCGATGGCGACTCCGGCTTTGAGGGCAACCAGGGGCTCAACGCGAGGTTCGCCGGCGCGGCGTACCGGCTGAATGTTTCGGGGACGGTGCAGCCGCCGCTCGCCACGCTGGCCGACTCGGGCGGCGACACCTTCTGGATGACCGCCCACCATGTGCTCATAGCCGAGCATCCGCAGGCCGATCCGCCGCCGCCTCAGCGTTACTGGCGGGCGTTCGACACCGCGCTGCTCCTCCGCCCGCAGCGGCCCCAGCCGGCTATCCCGCAGCGCGGCGCAGGCGCAGCCGGCCCCGCTCCGGTGGGGCCGCCGGTGAGGCAGTACCCGGCGCGGTGGTGGCCCCGGTCCCGGCCACCGCAGTCGGCGCTCCCGGTGACGCCGCCGCCGTCGCTGTTCGTTCACCAGGATTTGGCGGCGGTCCAGATGACCTCCTCGGTGACGACGGTCTCCGTGACGCTGACCCGCCCCGTCCACGCCGGGGATCTGCTCGTCGCGTTCACTGGCGCTCCGACCGGCTCGACATTCCCGGCGGACATCTCCGACTCCTCCGGGAATACGTGGCTGGCCGGTTCGACGGTCAACCATGCGACGCTGCTCTACTGCCTGGCCGCGCTGGACTCCCCGGGCGGCCTGACGGTCACCGTCGCCCATACCGGCCAGTCGGGGACGCGGTTCCTCGCCGTCGAACGGTTCTCCGTCAGCGGCGCAGTGCAGCTATTCGGGTCGGTCCTCGCCTCGACGGCTAGCGGCACGTCGGGCTCGACATCGACGGCGACGGGGGTGCCAGCCGGGTCGCTGCTCGTCATGGGCATCCACGCTGACAATGGCAACGCCCGGTTCGCGGACGGCTCGTCCAACGGCGTGCCGGGGATCATCGGCGCGGAGGCATTCAACGGCTCCGGGTCGGGCATGATCCAGTATGTTACGGCGGCGGCCGGGGGCAGCGAGGCCATGTCGTGGCTGTCAGCGGTCAGTCTCTCCTCCTCCCCGGGGCAGGCGCTCGCCGTCTTCAGCGTCCAAATCCCGCTCCCAGCCGCCGGGCAGCGCAAGGGGTTCCCGTTCACGCAGCTGATGCGGCGGTGGATGCAGCCGCAGCCCGTCCCCGCGCAGGCAGCCGCCGCAGCCGCCCCGCTCGCCGCGCCGCCCCGGCCGCGCCGGCCGCTGCTCCTGCCCGTACGTGGCCGTCTCCAGCAGCCGCCCCGCGTGCCCCAGCCGCCGCCGCCTGCCATGCCACGCCGCCGGCCGCTGGTGCCCCGCCACTGGCAGCCTGAGCACCGCCCGCCGCAGCAGGTGGGCGCAGGCGGGCAGCCGATGCCGCAGGCGTCGGCGCGCCCGAGCCGGCTGCCCTGGGTCAAACGCCGCCAGCCCGTCTACCAGCCGGCCCCGCCGCAGGCAGGGACCGGGGCCGGCCCGCAGCAGCGGCTCCTCACGCCGTCCCGGCAGGCGAGGCTGTGGCGTCCGCTCAGGTCGCGGATGGTCATGCCCGCCGTCCCGCAGGTGGGGGCGGGAGCGGGGCCAGTGCCGGTGCCGGTGGGCAGGCCGCGACGCCTGCCCTGGCCGCGCCCACGGCCGCTGCCGGCGCAACTGCCAGCGGCCCCGGCTGCCGCTGCGCCGGCCCCGCTCGCCCCGCCAGCCGCCCGGCCCCGCCGGGTTCCCTGGCTGCCCGGCCGCCGCATAGCCCAGGGGCCAGTCCCGCCGCTGCCCGCCGCGCCCGCAGCCAGCCAGCCCCGCCGCCGGCCCTGGGTGTCCCGCCGGCAGCCCCGGCACCTGCCCGGCATCCCGCAGATAGGCGCAGGCGGCCAGCCGATCCCGGCGGCCAGCGCCCGGCCCCGCCGGCTGCCGTGGGTGAGGCCGCGCCAGCCGGTAGCCCAGCCCGCCCCGGCCCAGTTCGGTCCTGGCGCTGGCCCGTCCCGGCCTGCCGCGCCACCTCACCGGCAGGTGTTCCGCTGGTGGCCGCTGCGCTCCGCCATCCGCAGCGCCGTCCCCCCGCAGGCTGGAGCCGGCGGGCAGCCGATGCCGCAGCAGGGGCCACGGCACCGGCTCCGCTATCTGCGGAAGCCGAGCCGGTCCTACTTCCCGCCGCCGAGCCCGACGAATACGCCGGGCACAGCCGTCCCCGCGCCAGTCGCGGCCAGGCCGAGGAGGCTGCCGTGGGTCCGCTACCGCAACCCGACGTCGGTCGTTCCGGGGCCGACCGTCGCGCCTGCCATCGCCGCCCCGCCGGGCGTCCAGCGGCCGAGGCGGCTGATCCTGCCGCGCCGCGCCACGCCGCCGCAGCCTGTCCCCTGGCGGCAGCCCGGAGCCGCGCAGCCCCACCAGCGGCGGCTCGGGCGGTGGCGGCCCGGCCCTCCCCGACGCCCCCAGCAGGTGCCCTACAGCCAGGAGGTCTACCAGCCGTTGCCCGCGCCTGGGATGCCGCGCCGCAGGCCGCTGCCCTGGCCGCTGCCGCGACGTGCAGCCGCAGCCCTCCGCCAGCCTGCCCCGCTGCCAGCGCCAGCATCGGCGGTAAACCGGAGGTTTACCTGGGTCCGCCCGAGGCGGCCCTCCGCCGGGCTGCCGAAGGTCCCGCCGGCCGCCCTGCCACCGACAGCGCAGCGGCCGAGGAGGCTGCCGTGGCGGCCGAGACGCTCCCCCGTCTATCCCTATGCGCCGCCGAAGCCGCCGCCGCCTGCCCCGCCAGCGCCCATCGGACCCCGGCCGCGCCGCTGGCTGCCGTCCGGGTGGCTCCGCCGGCTGTGGCCATCGCAGCCGCCGCCGCCGAAACAGGTGCCCCCATCGGACCAGCTATTCGGCCTCGCCGCGCTCCCGGCGCACTCCTGGTGGGCGGCGCTGCCAGCCGCCGCCGCGCCGTTCGCCGCCGGGCCGCCATCGCCGTCCGGGATGGGTGCGCTCGCCCCGCACGGCCGCTGGGGTGCGCTGCCACCGCACGGCGGGTCGATGCCCGGCTCCCCGCATGGCTAGCTACGATCCTGGCAGGAGGGCGACATGCTGATCGAGGTCGGATCAACCCAGTACGTCAGCATCCCCATCGACACCCCGGCCGGGCTCGACCCGACCGGCTATGTGGTGAAGATGGCGATCATCCCGCAGTCGCAGGCGCAGCCTGGCGGCGGCGACTGGTTTGCCGCCTCCTGGCTGGCCCCCTATCCGGGGGCGGCGAAGGAGGTGACGGCGCTCATCAACTCCGCGAGCTACACCCCCGGCGAGTACACCGCGTTCGTCCAGATCACGGCCTCCCCGGAGACGCTCGTGCTGCGGAGCGGCCCGATCCGGTTCGGTGACGCCCGGCCCGCATCGACCTAGCATGGTCGCGTGCGCCATCATCGGGATCATCACCAGCCTGCCCGCCGCCGCCGCCGTGGCCTTCTGCGCCTGGGCTCGGCATGAGCGTCGCAGGTGACTGGTTTGTCCCCTGGCAGGAGTACGCCGCCCAGCAGTTCGAGGTCCGCGAACGCCGGTATCCGATGCCCGGCGATCTCGCCCGGACGCTGGATATCATCACCGCCGGCTCGCCGGCTCTCGACCTCATCGACGACGCCCTGCTGCGCCTCGTCTCCGACCCCGACCGGGATGCCCTCGCCGTGTTCATGCCACCGCAGGAGGGCAAGAGCCAGCGGTGCTCCCGGCGGTTCCCGGAGTGGCTCCTCGACCATCAGCCGGGCCTGCGGATCGCCATCGTCTCCTACGAGCAGGATTTGGCTGCCCGCTGGGGCCGGGAGATCAAAAACGATGTCGCGATCAACCACTGCCAGCGCGGCCCCGCCTGCTCCGATGAGGACTGCTCCCGGCTGCATATCGACATCAGGGCTGACAGCCGCGCAGCGGCCCGCTGGGAAACCCCGCAGGGTGGCGGCATCTACTGCGTCGGGATCGGCGGCGCGCTGACCGGCCGGCCCGTTGACATCCTCATCATCGACGACCCGGTGAAGGACCGCGCTGCGGCGGAGAGCAAAACGATCCGCGACGCGACCTGGGACTGGTGGGAGTCGGTCGCGCTGACCCGCCTCGCCCCCGGCGCGAAGGTTCTGCTTATCCAGACGAGGTGGCATGAGGATGACCTCGCCGGGCGGATCGCTGCCAGGCCGAGCCCGCTCCGCTGGGAGACCGTCAAAATCCCGGCGATAGCTGTCGCAGGAGACGCCCTCGGCCGGGAGCCGGGTGAGGAGCTAGCGTCCGTCCGGGGCCGCCGGCCCGGCCATTTCCGCAACCTGCAAGCGACTATGTCGCCGTACACGTTCTCGGGGGTCTACCAGCAGGAGCCGACAGCGGCGGAGGGCAACTTCTTCCGCCGGCCGAGCTTCCGCTACTGGCGGCCGGGGGAGCCGTGGCGGGACGGCCGGGAGCGGATCATGTGCGAGGGGCAGGCTGTGACCATCTCCGACTGCTGGATGTTCGCGACGATGGACCTGGCGGTCAGCAGCAGGACGTCCGCCGACTACACGGTCTGCGCTGTCTGGGCCGTCTCCCCGGCCGGGGATCTGATCCTGATGGACCGGCAGCGGGAGCGGATCGAGATGCACGACCATTTCGGCATGGTCGCGTCGCTAGAGACCACCTGGCGTTTCACGACGCTGTATGTCGAGAATCAGTGGATCGCCTCCTCCGTCGTCCGCGACGCCCAGGCCGCCGGGGTGCCCGTCGCCGGGCTGAAGGCCGACGCGGACAAGGTGACCCGGGCGGTCCCGGCTGCCGGGCGCATCCACGCCGGCCGGGTATGGTTCCCGGCGGAAACGTCGGGCTGCCTCTGCGGCAACTGCCCTGGCGGCGTCTGGCTGGATGAGTGGTGTGATGAACTGGCGGCGTTCCCGCAGGCGGGCACCCACGACGATCAGGTCGATGTCCTCGCCTATGCGGCCAGGGTGATGACGATGGACTGGGTTCCGGCGAAGCAGCAGCCGAGGCCGCAGGCGTTGACCGCCCATGAGCGGTCGCTGCGGCAGGCCGCTGATGCGGCTACGGGCCGGATCGGCTCCAGCAGGGCGGGCGGGGAACTCGACATCATGAACGTCCCGCTATAGGCGACACGCGGTCCCACCTGCCGGGACGCCGGCGGCTGCGCTCAGGCGCGTAGCGTCGTCAGGGCCAGCGCGGAGATGCACCTCCTGCCGGCACCCGGAAATGCGGCCCGGCGTCCTGCCCCCCGTCAGGATCAGCCGGGCCGCGCCCGCTGATCCTGAGCGTGCTCCTCGCGTGTCTTGGCCCATTGCCCAGCCCGCGCTCTGCGCTGGTGCGTTATCCTCGCCGCCAGGGAGATGACCCTGGCCAAGGTCTCCTCATCCTCCGAGCGTCGCGGAGCGCGTGCCTTGGCTGCTGGATCGGGTGCCCCGACCCGCGACATCGGCACGCCCGATCTCTACTACGGGACATGGGGGCAGGGGCTCCTCACCGACTGGTGGGAAACCACCGCCGACCTGATCTGGCCGCAGTCGGTGATCACCTATGGGCGGATGCGCCACGACCCCCAGTTGCGCGGCATCGTCTCGGCGTACATCCTGCCGATCATCCGCGCCGCCTGGCTCGTCGATCCCGCCGGCTGCCGCGATGAGGTCGCCCAGTTCGTCGCCACCGACCTCGGTATCCCCGTCCTCGGTGCCGAGGAGGATGCCATCGATCAGGCCGCCCGCGTCCGGGGGGTCCGCTGGCGGAAGCACATAGCGTCGGCCGCGTACAACCATCTGGTCTACGGCCACATGCCCTACGAACTGCGCTACCGGATCGACGAGCCGCAGCCCGGCGGCGTCCATCTCGACCATCTGGGCGAGCGGATGCCCTGGACGCTGGCGCAGATCCATCTCGGCCAGGACGGCCTCATCCAGGAGGTCGTCCAGACGACCCAGCAGCAGCCGATCCCCGCGAACCGGCTGATCTGGTATGTGCATGACCGGGAGGGGTCCAACTGGGCGGGGATCAGCCTGCTCCGCGCCTGCTTCGGCCTCTGGCTGCTGAAGCATGAGACGATGCGCGTTCACGCCTCCGCGATCCGCCGGTTCGGGATGGGTGTCCCGGAGGTCACCGCGCCGCCCGGAGCCTCCCAGTTGCAGGTGCAGTCCGCCAGCGACCTCGCGAGCGCCTACCGGGCTGGGGATCAGAGCGGCATCGGCCTCCCCGCCGGGTTCCAGTTCAATCTCCGGGGGATGCAGGGGTCCGTCCCCGATGGGCTGGCGTTCCTCAAATGGATCGACCAGGCGATGGCGAAGATGGCGCTGGCGGGGCTCGTCGAGCTAGGGCATACCGACAACGGGTCGCGGGCGCTGGGCGAGACGTTCATGGATCTGTTTCTCCTCGCCTTGCAGTCCGTCGCGGATGATCTGGCGGATACGGCGACGACCGGGCAGGAGGGGATGCCGGGCGTCGCCGCCGACCTGGTGTTGCAGAACTGGGGTGAGGACGAGCCGGTCCCGAAGATCATGTGCGCGGATGTCGGGGAGAACTATGAGGCGACCGCCGAGTCGCTGGCCAAGCTGACCCAGTTCGGTGCGCTGTCCCCCGACCCGGCGCTGGACGGCTGGATCAGGGAGCGGTGGCGGCTGCCAGACCGGGAGATCGCCTGGGAGCCGACCAGCCGTGGCATCCCCGCCCCCGGCGAGCCCGCCGGCCCGGTTGAGACGATCCCCGGCGAACCGGAGATCAGCGGGCTGCCTGAGACTGCTCCCCTGCCGCAGAGCACGGCTGCGGGGAGGGGCGGCACGCGGGCGCGGCGGAGGCCAGGTGCCCCCAGGCGTGCCGCCGCCGCCGCTCCCGCGCTGCTCTCCCCCCTCCCGCGCAGGCAGCCGAACAAATGGGAGATAGCCGCCGGGTTCGACGCCGCCGGCCATCAGCGGGCATGGGTCGATGCGCTGGCATCGCTCGTCGCCGCCTATAGGCCGGTCCTCGCCTCCCAGCGGCACAGCCTCGTCGATCAGATCATCGCCGCGATCAGCAAGGGGCAGACGGGGAAGCTGGGCGCGCTGAAAGTCACCGACCTGGGCCAGGATGTCGTCGCCCAGGCGCTCGGCCCGGCGTGCCAGGCGGCTATCACGGCGATCAGCCGCGAGGCGCAGGGCCAGGGCGTGACCGTCCCGCCAGACCGGGTGAAGTTCCCGCAGGCGAAGCTGACCCGGATCGCGCAGGCGCGGACGGGGCTGATCGGCGCATGGCAGGCGACGCAGGCGGGCACCCACGCGTTGCAGATGGTCACCGCAGCCGGCCCGGCGGATGCGAGCCGCGCCGGCTCAGCCACCGACCAGTTCCTCGCCGGCCTGTCCGACCGGACGCTGTGGGATCAGCTAGGCGCGGCGCTGACAGCAGCGCAGAACGCCGGGCGGATGAGTTTCCTCGACGCAGCCCCGGAGGCCGCCGGCACAGCTATGTATGTGGCGAGCGAGATCAACGACCAGAACGAGTGCACGCCCTGCTCCGACATCGACGGGACGACATTCGACTCCGTCCAGGCGGCAGGCGACGCCTACCCGAATGGCGGCTACCTGTACTGCGAGGGCGGGATGCGCTGCCGTGGGACGGTCATCGCGATCTGGGGAGGCGAGCCGAACCTTGGCTGATCTCGCGACTCTCCCCGGCGTCGATATCGTCGCGGCTGGCACCTGGCAGCTTTCCACCGGCCCGGCGACATTCACGACCGCCGACCTGGAGGCGGCCATCGAGGCGGCTGCCTGCCCGGCGGTCGGCAACCCGATCATCAAGATCGGCCACACCGATGAGCGGTTCGATGGGGAGCCGGCGCTCGGCCAGGTCACGAACATGGCCCTCGCCGCCGGCGGGTCGAAGATCCGGGGCGACCTGGCGGGGATGCCCGGCTGGCTCGCGGAGATCGCCCCGTCCGCCTATCCGCAGCGGTCCGTCGAGGGCCAGTACAACCTCAAGTGCTCCATCGGCCACACCCATCCGTTTGTGATCACGGCCCTGGCACTGCTGGGCGTGACCCCGCCGGGCGTCGGTGTCCTCTCCGGGCTCGACGGCATAGCGGCCCTGTATGAGGTGGACGCGATGATGGGCCGGCTGGCCGCTCCGCAGGGCCGGCCGGGCAGCGGAGATCCCTGGCAACTCACTCTCGCCGCAGGAGGCACTCCCATGCCCGATCCGAAGGCCGCAGGCGTCACCACCGAGGATGTGCGCCGCGCCTACTACGCGTCAGATGGCGTGCCGCTGTCGTACTGGATCACTGAGATGCAGATGGACCCCTCCCAGTTGATCGTCTGCGATGAGGCCAGCGACACGCTGTACCGGGTGCCGTTCACCATCGGCAAGGGCGGCTCCATCTCGTTCTCCGACCCGGTGAAAGTCCAGGTCGAATACCTGGACGTGGCCGCGTCCAGGCGCAGCGGCATGGTGCTCGTCTTCGCATCCAGGGCCGACTCGCGGCATGGCATCGCCGCAGCCGCCGGCTGGGACGGCGGGGCGGCGGTCAAGAACCTGGGCGACAACCCGCCGGCGTCGAAGCTGAAGGCGATGTTCGCCCTCCCCGGCGCGACCAAATCCGACTCCAAGCTGCCCCACCACGAGTGCTCCACGAGCGGGGTTGTGGGCGCGGCGAACGACACGGCCTGCTCGGCGGCCATCGGCGCGATCAACGGCGGCCGGGGCGGCGTCAAGGGGGTAGGCGGGGCGGCGCTGAAAACGGCGTACAACCATCTGGCGGCGCACCTGCGGGCGGATGGCAAGACTCCCCCGGACTACTCCGGGCCGGCGGCGAGCGCGGCGGACTCCCTGGCCTTCTACCGGGCGGTGCGGGCCGCCGCCGGCGACGCCGACGAGGATGTCGATGACCTGCTCGCCTCCCTCGACGCCGTGCTGGATCAGGCGTCCGCGCTGGCGGAGCAGACCGACTCCGAGACGCTCCCAGCGGACGCGGCGCAGGTCATGGATCTGGTGACCGCCGCTGAGGCCATCGTGGACCAGTTGATGGACAAGCTGGGCGTGTTCGACCCGGACGACACCGACGCCGATGAGGTAGCCGCCCGCCTCGCCGCTGCCGCGCAGGGGACGCCATCGAATACGACGAGCCCGAGTGGCAATCCCGGCGGCAACGACGGCGGCGGCCAGGCCGAGCCGGCCAATCAGGGAGCGGTCGAGGGCCACGGCCCGATGACCACCGACTCGCACACCCACCCGCACTCCGCCTATGGGGCGCAGGGCGGCGATGCGACGCACAGCCATGCGCACGGCCACGACGGCGACAACAACCATAACCCGGCCGGGGACGGCCATCCACACTCCGCAAGCGGTGCGGGGCCAACAGGTAGAGGAGACGCTGACATGGATCTGTCGGCAGAGCAGATGACCGCGCTGCGGGCAAGCCTGGGTCTGAAGGACGACGACCCGGAACTGACCCCGGAGCGGCTGATCGAACTCGTCGCGGCAGCGGCCGAGGCGGGCAAGGCTGCGGCCAAGGGGATGCCGCCGGGCGTGGTCGTCCTCGACCAGGCCGAGTATGACCAGCTGGCCGCGCAGGTGCAGCAGGGCGTCAAGGCGCACACGCGGATGCTCGCCTCCGACCGGGAGGAGGCGCTCGCCGCCGCCGTCCGGGCCGGCAAGTTCTCCGCCTCGCGGATGGATCACTGGCGGGGCGTCTGGGATGCGAACCCGGAGGGGACCGCGAAGGTGCTCGCCGGGCTGACGCCAGGCGTCGTCCCAGTAGGCGACATCGGCTCGCTCGGCGGCCCGGAGACCGACGAGGACTGGGACCCGGCGTTCGCCCGCCTGTTCCCGCAGTCCTACTCCCGCGAGCCCGCCAAATAGCCCTGCCCGGCGCGAGCTAGCGAGAGGAGGCGAGGATGCCCGACTATACGGCCGTCTACGGCCCCTCCAAGGTCGTCACGCTGACCGCCTCCGGGGCGATCAGCGGCGGCGATGTGCTGGAGATCGCCGGGTCGGGGACGGTGCGGAAGTGCCAGACGCTCCGGTCGATGAACTACATCGGCTGCGCCGCCGACGACACCGTGACCGGCGGCCGGGTGACCGTGTTCTCACGCGGCTACATCCATGAGTCCATCGCTGACGGCGCGATCACCGCCGGCGACCAGTTGGTCACATCCGCGACCGCCGGGCGGCAGGTGGTCACCCTCCCGCCGCTGGGCGGCGCACCCGGCCAGGCGGATGTCAACGCGGCGAGAGCCATCATCGGCGTCGCCCTAACCACTGTCGCGGACAACACCAAGGTCCGCTGGATGGAGTTCTGAGATGGGCGACTACACGCCGCCGTACATCATCGGAGAGGTTGCGACCTCGACGGCGAGCGCGGCGATCACAGGCGGCGCGCTCCTGGTCGTCTCCGGGAACGGCACGGTCGCGCCGTTCACCCCAGGCGCGACCCCGGCGCAGAACATCATCGGGGTAGCTGCGGCCGATGCGACCAGCGGCAGCCGGGTCACGTTCTATGGGCGCGGCCCGCAGCACGAGTCCATCGCTGACGGCTCCATCACCGCCGGCGACCAGCTTGTCTCCGCTACCAACGCCGGCCGGCAGGTTCGCACCCTCGCCCCCAGCGCGGGAGACCTGGGCGCGGCATTCAACCAGGCCACCGACAACACGGTCCTGAACCTGGCCGTCAACAACGCCCGCTCCATCCTGGGCGTCGCCCTGACCACCGCCACGGACAACACGAAGGTCCGCTGGATGATATTCGCCTGAGCCGCCCCGGCGGCCCATGCCCTAGAGGAACGAGAAGGAGCCGGAAGTGTCCGACTACACCCCGGTGAACCGCGACGAGCCGTTCACCTACACCGCCGGGGCGACGATCACCGGAGGCACGCTGGTGACCGTCTCGGCCAACAACACTGTGAGCCCCTCCACATCCGGCGACCACTCGGTCGGCGTGGCGGCCCACGATGCCCCGAACGGCGGCCGGGTGACGGTCTACCCGCTGTCAGGTGGCGTGCATGAGGTGCTGATCCAGAACACCATCGTGATCGCCGCAGGAGCACCGATCATCGCCGGGACGACCGGGTTTGTGAACACCGGCACCCTGGCCACAGTCGCGGCGGCAGGAACCCTCATCGGGATCTGCATCCGGGGCGGCACCGGAGACGGCTCCACCGTCAAGGCGCGCTTCATCGGCGTCCAGTAGGACGCCTGCCCAGCATCAACCAAAGGGGCCACCGGCCCACTGTCCAGAGGAGTAGGAAATGCCCGGATCGTACCCGGCGAGCCCCCCAACCCTGTCGGGCGACACCGAGACCATCTCTCGGTTTCTGCAGAGCCCGACGCAGATCAGGCGGCGGCTGCGCGACTACCGCGACCTCCGGTTCGTGGCGGATCAACTGCTGACGCAGCGGTTCCGCACGAGCGGCGGCGCGGCCCTGTACGAACTGTCCGAGCCGTTCGTGACCGACCGCACCGTGGAGGCTGTGGGCGCTGGGGCTGAGTACCCGTTCGCCAACATGCCGACCGGCACGGCCGGGATCGCGTCGGTGTCCAAGTGGGGCCAGAAGGTCCGGATCACCGATGAGGAGATCGCCCGCAACGTCTACGCCGGCCAGACGGTTGACCGGGCGTTGCGGAAGGTCGTCAACTCGGTGATCTCCCAGGTGGACGGCACGGCGATGAGCGCCCTGGTCTCGGCTGTGACCGACACCGTGAACGGCACGGCTGTCTGGTCGAACGCGGGCACGCGGACGATCTTCCAGGACATCCTCCTGGCGAAGGCGCACATCTACGGCAAGAACCTGGGCTACAAGCCGGACACCCTGGTCGTCGATGACAACCACTACGCCTACATGATGTCCGACACGGCGATCACCAACGCGCTGCGCAGGGAGACGACCGACAACCCGATCTACACCGGGATGCTGGAGATCATCGGCGGCCTCGTCATCGTGGTCTCGCCCTCCTCTGCGCTGGCCACTCACCCGTATGTGCTCGACTCGTCGCAGCTTGGCGGGATGGCCGACGAGATGGACGACGCCCCGGGCTATGCGATGGACCAGCTTGCGGTCCAGATCAAGAGCATCCGCCTGGACGCCAATGACGCGTGGGACTTGCAGGGGCGGCGCAAGACGGTGCCGATCGTGCAGGAGCCCGCGTCGGCCTGCGAAATTCTGGTCGCCTGACCAGCGGTCGCCCCGACCGTGCCGGGGCAGCCAACCGCCCCGCCGTGCGGGGCAGAAGGGAGCAGCCTCATGGCTGCCACAACGGAGAAGCCGACGACCTGGTACCGGGTCACCGCGCCGCTCGTCTATATGAAAACGGGCACCGCTGAGGGGCCGCGCATCCTCGGGCTGAACGCTGGAGCTCCGGTGCCGTTCGACGTCCCGGAGGCGCAGCTTCAGCATCACATCAGCCACGGCCTGGTGGAGCCGTTCCAGATGACCGGCCCGGAGGCTGGGGTGCTGCGCCGCGCTCGCGGGGCTGCCCCCGGCGCATCCCCGGAGCAGGTCGCCGCCGGCGCTGAGGAGGCGGAGCAGGAGGCCATCGTGACCCGCGCCCCAGCCGCGCCGCCTGAGCCGGTGGCGGCTGTGGTGGAGCCTGACGGGCCGCATGGGCAGCAGCCCGGCGATGAGGGCGGCCCGGGGACTGCGACGCCGAGGCTCCCTACATCACCCCGTCCGGGTTCGGGCTCATCTCGTCGCGGCTCACCTACCCGGCCGGGGTCACGGCAGAGCCCGGAGGACAGCTAGAGGATGGCTGAGCCCTGGGCACCAGTTCTCGCGGATGTTGCGCGTCATATCCCGACGCGGACCCGCGATGTGCTGACGCCCGGGGCTGACCGGATGCTCGGGACGTTCACGCCGAACACGACCCCGACCGGGGATCAGGCGCAGGGCGTCATCGACGACGCGGTCGCCTGGGTGCTCGCCCAGGCCGGTGACCTGCCTACGTCGGGCAGCGATCTGGGGACGATCTGGGCGGCGGCGAAGGCGGCAGCCGAATGGCGGGCTGCGGCTGACATCGAGGTCGCCTACCCGAACCGGGACGCGGATGTCAGGGTCTACGCCCAACTGGATGCGCGGGCGACGGCGGCGATGGCGATCCTCCAGCAGGCGCTCATCCTCGACGTTGGCGGCCCGATAGAGCAGGTGCCGATCTGGCAGTCCCCCGTCCCGGTGACGTGGGGCGACGATCTGCTGCTGTGAGAGGAGGGGAGACTGATGCCGAACTACGGCCAGGTGGAGATCGTGTTCGACTCTGCCGCGATCCGGGCGTGGGCTGATGAGGGCATCCAGCCGCTCGCCGCCCTCGACCGTGCGGCGGCGCTGGTGACGCAGAACATGAAGCGGCTCTGCCCGGTCTCCCCAACGCAGGCGGTCTACGCCTATCCGGTGCCGCTCGGCCGCTCCACCGGGCCGCCGCACGCGGGGCGGCCTATCGCCCGCCCATCCGGGGCGGCGGTCTCCCGGCTCCGCTATCAGGGTGACCTGCCGCTCCGCCCATCCGGGTATCTGCGGAACTCGATCCAGGCGTTCCGGGAGGCTCCCGGGTCGGTCATCATCGGCCCCACCGCGCCCTACGGCCGGTATGTCAACGACGGGACGCCGCCGCATGGCATCGACTCGACGGGGCCGTGGCCGCTGCGGAACCGGGCGACCGGGCAGGTGTTCGGCCGCCACGTCAACCACCCGGGGACGAGGGCGACCCATTTTGTCGAGCGGTCGGTCGAGATCCTGAGCGGGGTGGTGATCCGTGTCTAGCCCGATCCAGGCGACCGCCGCCGTCCGCGCATGGGTCAACGGCAAGACGAACGATCTTGTCGGGCCTGGGAACCCGCTGGCGAATGGGGCGTTCCTGCTGCCGCAGCGGTCCCCCGACTCCGGGGCATATGCCGTCCTGATGCGGCTCGCCTCACCCCGCCCCGATGCCGTAGCCGAGGATGCTGACCCGCTGAATGCGCGGGTCGGCGCGCTCGTCTACCACGGCGACTATGAGCTATCCGAACTCGCCGCAGCTGCCCTCGCTGACGCCTGGAACAACCTGAACGGGAACCCGGAGCGGTGCCCCGGCACCGGGGTGACGATCCTCGTAGCCGACAACGTGACGCTGCCGCTGTATGTGCCGCAGCCGCCTGACACCGGGGAGACGTACTGCTTCCAGGTGACCGCCGATTTTATGCTGACCAGCCAGATGTGAACAGGAGACCGAAATGGCTGCACTCACCCCCGTCCTCTGCGCCCGCTCAGGCGGCGGCGACATCGCTGCCGGCCTGACCTCCGCTGGCGCTGGCGGCGACACCCTCCCGTCTGGCTACCAGAACTTCCTCCGGGTCAAGAACGGCAACGCGGCGGCCTGCACCGTGACTGTGACCCCGGCAGCGTCAGGCGGCCCGCTCGGCACGACCGTCGCCCCGTTCGCCCTCTCCCCCGTCGTCGGCGCGACGACCGGCGACCGGATCTACGGGCCGTTCCCGCAGAACCCCTTCGGCGACTCCAACGGGAACGTCAACGTCTCGTACTCGGTGACCGCGACCGTCACAGTCGAGTGCCTGCAAATGAGCACGAGCTAGCCGATGGCCGACGAGAAGCCTCCCGGCCGCCGCCGGGCTGCGGACCCGGAGGAGGCCGCCGCCCGGGAGCAGGCTGCCGCCGACGCGGCCGGCGCTGCCGCTGCCGCCGACCCTGGCCTGCCAGCGGACCCGCCGGTTGTGGAACCGCTCAGCGGGCAGGCCGCCAGCGACGCCCAGGCTGCCGCTGACGCCGCCGGCAGGGCAGCCGCCGGCCTGCCCGCCCCTGAGCCGGCAGACGCCGACCTGCGTAAAGCAGCCGTTTACTCGGAACTGGCCGAGGAGGCCGGTCATCCCACGGCCTATATCGCCCGCCGCAACCTGCCCATCGGCGGCGAGATGGGCGATATGCCGCCCGGAGTGGCGGCCTTCCAGGCAGGCGATCAGGTGCCTGCCGAGCATGTGCAGAGATTCGGCTGGGCCGCATTCGTGGACCCGCCGCCAGCGCCGCCCGCCCCTGCGGGCGCGGAACCCGAGGAGTAGAACATGCCACGCGGCACCGCAGCGAACCTCAGCCTCGGGCCGGGGTATCTCTACATCGCCCCGCTCGGGACGACCGAGCCCACCGACCTTGCCACCGCCTGGGCGACCGTCTCCGCCTCCTGGGTGGCCATCGGCTATACGGCGCAGGGCTCCGAGTTCGACTACCAACTGAACACCAGCCCCGTCATGGTGGCGGAGGAACTGGACCCGATCTCCAACGCGTCGGACGGGCGTAGCTCCATGCTCAAGTTCGTCATGTCGGAGATCACGGCCACGAACCTCAAGCGGGCGTCCAACGGCGGGACGATCACGACCGGCTCCGGGATCGTCACGTTTGAGCCACCGGACCTGGGGACTGAGACGCGGACGATGCTCGGCTTCGAGTCGGAGGATCACTCCGAGCGGTGGGTGTTCCGCCAGTGCCTCATGACCGGCCAGTTGCAGATCCTCCGCCAGAAGGGTGCGAACAACGCGACGATGGCCTGCGAGTTCACGCTGGAAAAGCCGGCGACCGGCTCCCGGCTGTTCAAGGCGATCTACGCAGCCCCGGCCCGCCAGTAGGCGGCCGTCCCTAACCGTGCTAAGGGAGAGATGATCTCATGCCACGACAGTTCAGCAGTGACCTGCCTGAGCGGCCAGAGGGCGAGGAGCAGCCGCTCCCGCCGCTGGCCAGCATCAGCTTCACGCTCGACGGCGAGGAGTTCCGCTGCCTCGGGCCGGGCAACGCCTGGCACATGTCCGAGCTAGCCCGGCAGGCGGCAGCCGGCGACGGCCTGGCGACGCTGTCGCTGATGGCCCAGTCGATGTACGAGGCGCTCGGCCCTGCTGAGTACCAGCGGATGCAGGAGCACATCGAGGAGCACAAGACGCCGGATGAGACCCTGACGGCGATCATGGAATATGTGAATGAGGAGGCTCTGGCGCTGGCCGAGGCTGATGCCGGCCGCCCTACGGGGCCGCGTGGGCGCTCCTCGACTGGGCGGCCACCACGGGCGCGCCAGATGTCACGAGTCATCTCCTTGCAGCGCGGCACAGTGATCATCTCGGAGGAGGGCGAGGAGGGGCTGCCGCCGAGGATGCCGCAGGATCACAGGGCTCCTGGTGGGAAGCAGCGGCCGGGCAGGACTGGGCAGAAGGGACGGGCCTCCGCAGCTACGGGCTGAGCCCGAGGGCGCTCTGCGACCTGGCGGAGTGGCTGCTGCGGAGGTCGCTGTGGGAGGACGATGTGACGCAACTGCTCGCCGGCATCGCCGGGGCGCTCGGCCAGAAGGGTGTCTCCGGGTATGAGCCGCCACGCTCGCGGCTCGCCGCCGAGCTAGCCGGCGCGGGCGGGGAGACGGCAGCCGAGCGGCGAGCCCACATCATGTCCATCGACGACGGCGACGTGGAGGTCATCTGATGGCATTCGGTGCCATAGCTGACGCCTTCGTCCGCCTCCGCGTCGACTCCAGCCAGGTAGCCCGCGACACAGCCAAGGGCGTCGAGGAGGGCGCTGCCGCAGCGGACACGGCCGGCGCTGGGCAGTCCGCCGGCGGCAAGTTCAGCCAGGGGTTCGCCTCCCAGCTTCGGCGGGGCTCATGGGCGGCTGAGGGCGACCGGGCGGGCAAGTCGTTCGGGGAGCGGTTCGGTGCCCAGACCGGCGCGGCCACCAGGCAGATCGCCCGCGTCGGGTTCGTCGCCATCGGCGCGGCTATGGTCGGCTCCGTCGTCGCCGCCCAGCAGTTTCAGTCGGCCATGCTCCGCATCCATACGCAGGCGGGCGGGACGAGCCGGGATGTCCAAATCCTGAGCAGGGAGATCCTCGGCCTGCGGGATGTGCAGCAGTCCCCCATCCAGCTTGCCAACGCCATGTACCACCTGAAGTCGGTCGGGCTCGACAACGTGGACGCGATGAAGGCGCTCCGCGCCGCGTCCGATCTCGCCGCTGTCGGCGGCGCGAACCTGGAGGAGACGACGAATGCCATCGCCGGCGCGTGGCGGTCAGGCATCCGGGGAGCCCAGTCGTTCGGGCAGGCCGCCGCGACGGTCAACGCCATCGTCGGCGCTGGGAACATGCGGATGGGCGACTTCATCAACGCCGTGGGCACCGGCATCCTCCCCGCCGCCCGCACCTTCGGCCTATCGCTGAAGGATGTCGGCGCGGCGCTGGCGCTGATGACCGACGAGGGGATACCGGCGCAGGTCGCCGCTACCCGCCTGCGTATGACGTTCTCGCTGATGGCCGCCCCGTCCAAGACCGCCGAGGCGCACCTGGAGTCCATCGGCCTGACCGGGCTCCAGGTAGCCAACGCGATGCGCAGCCCCGGCGGCATCGTCACCGCCATCGGCCTGCTCAAGAAACACCTGGACGCATCCGGGCTGTCCGCCTCCCAGCAGGCGATCCTCCTCTCCCACGCGTTCGGCGGCGGCCGGTCCTCCAGCGCCATCCTGACCCTGCTCAACAACTACGAGGTGCTGCGGCGCAAGCAGGAGCAGATCAACCACTCCCTCGACAGGTTCGGCCCAGCGGTCGTAGCGCAGCGCAAAACAGCCTCCGCCCAGTGGCACATCCTGGGCGCGGACCTGGAACGGATCGGGATCATCGCCGGGTCGAAGCTGCTGCCGATCATCACCAAGGTCGTCGGCTGGCTCGCCAACTCCAAGATGCTGCTGCCGATCATCGTCGGGCTGATGGCCGTGTTCACCGTCGCGATCCTCGCCCAGGCCGCCGCCTGGGTGATCTTCAACGCGGCGACGCTCGGCATCGTCGCCGGGGTCGTCGCGATCATCGCCGGGATCATCCTCCTCGCCACCCACTGGAAGCAGGTCTGGGGGTGGATGCGCGGCTGGATCATGCCGGTCGTGGATGCGGTCAAGAGGTTCGCGCTGGCGATCTACAATGACATCGAGCCCGCGCTGCACACGCTGGCGGTCATCGCCAAGGGCGTGTGGTTCGTCGTCTGGTCCCTGGCGAAGATCGCGTTCACGCTGATCTTCGGGTTCGTGCTGCTGGCCGTCAAATACTGGCAATTCAACTTCCGCATCATGGCGGCTGTCGCGACCTGGCTCTGGCAGAGGATCATCGGCCCGCAGGTGCAGTTCCTCTGGCACAACATCATCAAGCCGGTCTTCGACGCGATCCGCAAAGCCTGGGACTTCCTGTGGGGCCATATGCGCGACTTCATGGGAGCGATCTTCAAGGTGCTGGTGGGGATCATCCAGGGCTGGTGGAATGTCATCTCGGCCGTGTTCGGGTTCATCATCAACGGCGCGGCCAAGGCGTTCGGCTGGGTGCCTGGGCTGGGGCCGAAGCTGAAGACGGCGGCGGCGCAATTCGACTCGTTCCGCGACCGGGTCAACGCGGCGCTCAACGGGATCAACGGCCGGACGATCACCCTTGGGGTCGCGCTGACCCAGCACGCGCTCCGCAACGCCCAGCTGGGGCCAGGGCAGAAGCCCGGTGGCGGCCTGGCGGCGGGCGGCTTCATCCGGGAGGGGACGACCGGGACCGCCGATGACGTGCCGATCTGGGCGAGCCGGGGCGAGTACATGGTGAAGGCGGCGGCGGTCGCCAAGTACGGCACGCACATGATGGATGCGATCAACGCCGGCCGGTACGCGCAGGGCGGCCTGATCGTGCAGACGCGGACCCCGTCCCGGCCGCAGATCGACTCGGTGATCATCCCGCCGATCATCGCGATGGCCCAGGCGTTCGCCAGGCAACTGCTCGCCGCGCTCGCCGCAGCAGCGCGGGGAAGCGGCGGCGCTCCCGGCGGCCTCGGCGGCCCCGCCTCAGCCGGGGCGGCGCAGGCGCAGGCATACGCCCGGTCGCGGCTCGGCGCATACGGCTGGGGGCCGGGGCAGATGCCGCCGCTCATCGCCCTATGGAACGGCGAGTCAGGATGGAACCGCCTCGCCCGCAACCCGAGCAGCGGCGCGTATGGCATCCCGCAGGCGCTCCCGCCGGGGAAGATGGGGCCGGCGGCGAACCCGCCCACCTCATCGGCGGCGGCACAGATCAACTGGGGGCTCGGCTACATCAAGGGCCGGTACGGGTCGCCCGGCTCCGCCTACGGCTCCTGGCTGTCCCGCTCCCCGCACTGGTATGACCAGGGCGGGTGGATGCCCCCCGGGCTGTCGCTCTCATACAACGGGACGGGCGGCTGGGAGCGGCTGGAGCGGGTCACCGGCTCCGGGTCCGATGGCCTGGCGCGGAGACTCGACCGGCTCATCGACGCGGTGGAGCGGGTCGCGCCAGGCGTCGCGGATGGCATCAATGCGGCGGCGCGATCCGGTGCCCAGCGCGGCTACTACGCGACGAGGTGACCGCCGGTGCCGACGCTGACCTTCCCCGCCGATAACCATGTGGTCAACGACCTCCTGCACACGCAGCATCACAACAACATCGCAGACATTCTCGCCGCCCTCGCCGGGGTTGCCCCCGGGGCGTCGCTGACCGCTTTCACCCGGACCCCCGACTGGCTGAATGTCGTAACCCAGTTCGGTGCCGACCCGACCGGGGTAGTGGACTCCGCGCCGGCGATCCAGGCGGCGGTCAACGCGGCCCCCGCCGGGCAGGTCGTCTATTTCCCGCAGGGGCTCTACTCGGTCGCGACGAATATCGTGCTCCGCCCCGGGGTCCGCTGCAAGGGGCCGCACGGCTCCGGGCCGGGCCATATGTCCTCATCGACGAACGGGGCGGTCCTCCAGCCGACCTCCGGGTTCGCCGCCTCCGGGGGTGCGCCCGCCGCTGTGCTGACGCTGGGCGACTCGCAGGCCATCCACATCTATGACATGTGGATTAACGGCTCCTCGCTCAACCCGGCGAACATCGTCGCCGGGATCAACGCGACCGGGCAGGCCGAGTCGGTGGTCATCGAGTCGGTCGGCATCTACAACGTCACCGGCAGCGGGATCGTCACCGCCCAGGGCGGCATCAACAACAAGAACCCGGACGGGTGGCGGGTCATCCATTCGCTCGTCCAGTCCGCCGGGCAGGAGGGGTTCCACTGGACCGGCTCTGACGGCACCTTCCACAACATCCACTGCCAGAACTGCGGCGGGGCGTCCCAGCTATATGACGCGTTCTTCTGCGGCGGCTTCAACTCGGTGTATGTGAACTGCCGGGGCGACGTCTCCCAGAACGGCTTCACCTATGACGCGCGCGGCCCCGGTGCCGGCTATCTCGACTCGACGATGCTGATCGGCTGGGGCTCGCAGCGGAACCGCTGCAACGGGCTGAATGTGATCAACTCGGCGGGGAACTCGGGGTCGGACCCGCTGATTGTCCTCGGCGGCGCATTCGACGGCGACGGCACGAACGGCGGGGCAGGCGGCGGCGGCTATGCGAGCATCGCCGTCGCCGGCCGCAACGACGTGACTGTCATCGGCGCGCATGTGAACATCGGGACCGTCGATGTCGCGGGCGGCTCCCCCGTCTATGCGGTGGCGACCGCTCATGGCGCAGGCGGGGCCGGGTCGCCTCTCGTCCGCCTGGCCGCCTGCACCCTCGGCGGGACCGGCGACAGTTTCGGCAACGTCATCTTCGACGGGGCCGGGAACAACGGCATCTATGTTGACCCGTCGTGCGTCATCTACCAGGGCACGTCGAGCGGCGAGACCTCCATCTCCAACCTGACCCCGGTCGGCGGGCAGACCGACGCGTGGACCGCCCCCGACCTCGGCTATATCGCGCAGGCGTTCGACGGGGCGATGGTCAACTCCACAGGCACGTCGCTGCCGCTGGGGACGCTGAACCTGATCGGGGTGGAGGTCCGCCAGCCCCGGACGGCGGTCAAGGGCCGGCTGTATGTCAACACTGGCGGGTCCGGGCTGACCACGGCGCTCATCGGCCTCTACGACTCTGGCGGGAACCTGCGCGGCTCCGCCTCCCAGACCAGCGGCGGGACGGCCCTGACCACGGCGCTCGCCAGCGCAGGGATCGTCGATGTCACCTGGACGCAGCAGTCCGCCGGGTCGCTGTACCTGAGCCCCGGCCTCTACTACGTGGCGATCCTCGTCGCCGGGACCACCGCCCCGCAGGCCGGCCGGTCCAACAACATCACCCCGTCGCTCATCAACGGGACCACCGGGCCGGCTGGCACCCGCTATGGGACCATCGGCTCCGCGCTGACCTCCCTGACCAACCCGTTCACCCCCGGCTCCGTCACCCAGGCCGCCACATCGTGGTGGGCGGCGGTCTACTGAGGAGGGACGCCTTGAATGACCGTACTATTCGACCTCTATTCGGGCTCCTACCTGGACACGTATGGCACGCCCGAGCCGCTGCCGCCCGCGAACGGGGCACCGTTTATGCCTGACAGCCTGATCCTCGACGGCTCCATCGAACTCCTCGGCGGCGGTGCTGTCTCCGCGCTGCCCCAGTGCCCCGGCGCGGTATTCCGCCTCGGCAACGGGTTCGACCTGGGGATGCCGCAACCGGAGCAGGCGCTCGTCGCCAAGTACCTCCTCGACGGGGAGCGGCCGTTCGGCCGGCGGACCGCCAACCGGACCTTTGTCATCCCGGTCACGATCATCGCCCCCGACCGGGATACGCTCGCAGCGGCGAGGGAGACGCTGTTCACCATCGTCGATCAGGACACCTGGAATCTGACGTGGACGCGGCAGAGCAGCCCCGGCGTCTCTGGCCCGACGCTCGTCTTTGACTGTTTCCGGGCGCAGCCCTCCACGACCGACTATGACCAGCACGCCGAGAAGGATCTGCGGTCGCTGGTCACCCTGACATTCCCCGGGCTGCCCTTCGGGCGGGCCGACGCGCCGCTGCAACTGCAATTCACCAGCCCGGCGACCGGCTCCACCGCGCCACCCGCCCCGGTGACGGTGGACGCCTATACGGCGGTCGGCTCCACGACGCAGGCATCGTGGTGGTTCTCCTCCTCGCTGATGCCCGCCGGCGGGTCGATCCACTCCGCCCACTGGGACTGGTCGAAAACCAACAACGACTCCCCCGCCTGGTATACCGACACGAACCCGGCGGTCAACATCACTGGGCTCACCAAACTGACATTCTGGTTTGGCCTCGGCACCAACAACTACAAGACGTGGAACAAGGGCAACGTAGCGTTCGCCCTCAGCCTCTCCGATGGCTCCGGGCATACCATCAGCTTCGGCGGCCAGCAGTACTGCCATGCGTCGAACAGCCCGAACTCGCCAACCTGGCAACTAGTCTCGTTTTCCATCCCGCAGGCCGGGACATTCGACTTCACCAACGTCACCGGCTACTCGGTCAAGGCGTGGCGGAAGGTCAAGAACGACGGCTCCCTCTATATGGACGCCGACGTCTATCTCAACGCGCTGACAGCCTATGCGCCGACCGCCGGGACGCCCGCCTCCGTCCGGGGCGGCATCTATACGCTGCTCGGCATCCAGGGGTCCGCCAGGTCGCCGCTGTCGCTGCTGCTCCAGCAGCCGCCCATCGGGACGCTCATCCAGACGACCTACTCGACGCCGGGGCCGGTGACGGTGCTTCCCGGGGCCGGGGTCTCCTACATGGCGTTCGACAAGACCGCCGGCGGCGGCAAGGGCGGCAAGCGGACCTCCTCCGGGCAGGCTGGCGGCGCTGGCGGCGGCGAGCAGGTGCAGGAGGTCCGGGCGGTGACCCCCGGCGTAGGAATCCCCTGCTATGTCGGGGCCGGCGGCCACGCGGCGACCGCCGGCGGGTGGATTCAGCGGGTAGCGGTCGGCAAGCTGACCTCGGCGACGGCGACCACCTGGCAGGGGAACTGCACGGTTACGACCTCGGCGGGCAACACGCTGCTGATCGGGATCGCATTTGGGACGACCGGCGGGACCGTGACTGCGGTCGCTGATACGAAGGGCAACACCTGGGTTCAGGACAAGCAGGCGAACCTCAGCGGCCGGTGCATGGAGGTATGGCGGGCCGCCGGCGCGGCGCAGATGACCCCCACGGACACGTTCACGGTCACCATCTCCGCCGGGCAGGCCAACGGCGGCCTGTTCCTCGTGGGCGAGTTCCCGCCGCTGTCCGCACCGGATGCGAGCGGCCAGGCCGGCGGCTCTAGCTCAGTGACGACCCAGGCACCGAACATGACCGCGACCGCCAGCGACGGGGTGGCGGTCGCGTTCGGCTGCAACATGCACTCCTCTGACTCGGTGTCGGTCGCGTCGCCGTTCACCAAGGACGGCTCCTACCAGACCGCCTCGACGGGCTCTGCGGGCTGCTCGATGATCGGTGCCTATGACAACAGCCCGGCGGCCGGCTCGCTGACCGCGACCTTCACGATGGCGAGCAGCGCCTCCGGGATCGCGTTCATCCTCGGCTACCCGGTCAACGCGGCCGGCTCGCAGACCAACGGCTCGGATACATGGACCGGAGCGGATGACGCGACGGCGGCACACGGCGGGCATGGGGTCGCGGACAATGCGACGGGCGGCGGGACCGGCGGGACCGGCGCGGCGATCCCCCAGCTAATGTCGGGCGACATCTCCACGTTTGAGGGGGGAATCTCAACGTGGCTCGGCTCCTCCAATAGCAGCGTCGCGCAGTCGGCGGCGCAGGCGCACGGCGGGTCGAAGTCGCTGGCGGTCACCTCTACCGCCAGCGGGAACATGACAGCAGCATCCTGCCTGCTCGCCAGCATCCTGACCGGGGCCGGGTTCACGCAGCTAGTCCCCGGCGCGAGCGTCATCTCCGCATCGGGATGGGTGAAGGCGGCGACGGCTGCCCGGACGGTGCAGTTGCAGATAGAGCAGGTCGATGCGACCGGGGCGACGCTCGGCAACACTAACGGCCCCTCCGCTACCGACTCGACGAGCGCCTGGACGCAGTACACGGTGCAGGCGGCGGCGGCGGCCAATGCCGCCGGCTGGCGGGTCAAGGCCAACGTCCTCTCAACGGGGGCGGGCGGCGAAACCCACTACCTCGACGACGTGCTCTGCCAGGCTGGCGCGGTATTCCAGGGCGGCAACGGCGCAGCGTCCGGGACGACCGGCGGCGGCGGCGGCTCCTCCGGTGGGACCGCCGCTGCGGGGAACAACGCGGCCGGGCAGACCGGCGGAGCCGCACCGGCTGGGGGCGCGGCAGGTGGCAACGGTGGCGCTGCCGGGACCAACCCTGGCGCGGCAGGGTCGGCCCCGGGCGGCGGCGGCGGCGGGGCTAGCTCGACGGGCGCGGCGACGAACGGCGGCAACGCGGGCGACGGCCAGCTAGTCGTCTCCTACATCCAGCAGCTAGCCGGGTTCAAGACCAGCCTCGTCCACCTGCCCGGCCCTGACGCGCCGGCGGCGTTCTCCCCGCTGGTCGTCGTCGGCGGCGGCGCTGACATCCCGGATGGGACAACCGAGTACCCGGTGCCAGCGGTCCTCGGCGGCCAGAACGCCCGGTTCAATGGCACCTACTCGATCATCCTGACGGCGTTCTCCTGGCACTCCCCGGCGAGCGCCCGGCTGCTCACGGTCACGGTCAAGCAGTATGAGTATGCGGGCGGCCCGAGCGTCTCCGTCGCGGCGTCCAGGACGGTCACCCCCAACACTGATGTGGCGAATGGGATCGTCGTCATCGACAACGTGACGCTGCCGATCTCCGATATCCCGGCCGACAACTCCTCCTCGCTGTTCACCGTGACCGTGACCAGCGGCGACACCGCCGACCTGTTCCTCGACGTGCTGTTCATCGACACCGAGGGGCAGTTCGCTATGGTCAACATCCCCTCCGGGTCCGGGTATACGTCGTTCTGGCTGGATGAGCCCGATCCGACGCAGGATCTCGGGCTCGCCCTCGGCTCCACGTATGACCGTTCGCAGGCGGTCAGCATCACCGGGCTCGGCACGGTGGCAGTCCCCAGCTTCATCGCCTCCGGTGGGCCGCTGACCGTCGATCCGGGGCTCAACCAGCTTCTCGTCTATGCCATCGAGGGGCAGCCGAGCCTGACCGCCTGGTACTTTCCGAGATTCTGGGTAGACCGGACGCTCGGCTCAACGGTGACCTGATGTTCCGCGCCGACGCCTCCCAGATCATCACCTATGCCATCGACGGCACCGACCCCCGCCTGCTCTCCCAGGTCGGGCCGGTCGCGGCGCTGGCCTACTCGTTCGCGCTGCCCGGCGGCCCCGACCAGATGTCATGCCTCTTGCAGCGGTCGGCGCAGTCGCGGATGAAGGCCATCGACCCCGGCCGCATCGTCTGCATCTACCGGGGAGCGCTGCGCATCTGGGAGGGGAAACTCGACGAGGCTGCCCCCGACCCGGGCGGCTGGGCGATCACGGCCCACGGCTCCGGGACATACGGCGGCGACTTCATGGCCCATTGGACTAGCTGGAACGCCGACAACCCGGTCGATCAGGCGATAACGCGAGGACTCCGCTGGGTCAACTCCGGGCTCGCCGCCTCCTCGCCCTATACGGCGAGCCAGACCGACGACGCCTCGGTGGATGTCACCACGCACCTGTCCAACATCGCGGACCCGGCGCAGCTGACGTGGTATGTGCGGACGACCCCGACGCAGAACCGGCTGTCAATGTTCGCGCTGCCGGCCGCGCCGACCCGCATCCTCCTCGCCACGACCCCGGCGCTGCGGACCCTCCACGGCTACTTCACAACCCTGTGGGGGAAATACGAGATCACCTCCGCGCCGACCTACGGCGTGACCTCCATCTCCAACACGGCGCAGCTAGCCCGGCATGGGCCGATGGAGGCATACGCGGATCTCTCCCAGGATGGGACAAACAGCGCGGGGTCGGCGCAGGCGATCCTCGCGAAGATCCTCTCCCGCTATACCGCCGCCAGCTACGGCGGCCCGTTCACCGTCCGCCCGGGGCAGGTGACGAACCTCGGCGGCCAGGCCGTCGATCTGGGCACCGAGGAGGCCGGGGAGGTTTACCTGCTGCTCCTCGCCGCCGGCGGCTACGGCGGGGAGGTCGTGCCCGCCCTGCCGGTGACCTTCGCGGGCGGCCTCTACGAGTATGACGACCCCTCCGGGAGCGCGACCATCACCCCGTATGTCTCCGTCCGGTATGACCTGGCGACTCTCCTCTCCAACTATGCGACGCTGCACACCGTGACGACCGCCCCGGCGAAGCTGAAACACTGACCTCCCACAGCCGGCTGCCCCCGCGTGCGATGGTGCTGCCGTCACCTAACCACTGAGGAGGCAGAACGATGCTCGGTGACTATCTGGTCAGCCTGATCCGCACCTGGGTGCCTGTGCTCGCCGGCGCGGTCATCTCCTGGGCCGTAACCCAGGGGCTCTCGATCACCCCGGCAACCAAGTCCAGCCTGATCGTCGGGCTGACCGGCATCTTCATCGCCGGCTACTACGCGCTGGCGCGGGCGCTGGAACTGCGGTACAAGTGGGCGGGGCTGCTCCTCGGCGTGCGGAAGGCACCGTCCTATCCGGGCGGCGGCAAATAGCGGTGGGGACACGCGGCGCTGACTACGCGTTCTACCCGCACCCATCCATCGCCGGGCTGAAGGCCGCCGGGGTCGAGTTCGTCGTCCGGTACATCTCCTCCGACCCGGCGAACGACAGCAACGGCAAGAACCTGCTCCCCGGCGAATGCGGGGCGCTGCTCGCTGCCGGGATCCGGGTGTGTGTCGTCTCCGAGGAGGGCGGCGGGCAGCGGCTCCTCGCCGGGAACAGCGGCGGCGTCGCGGATGCCAAGCACGCTAACGCGGTGGTCGCGGGGCTGAAAATGCCGTCGATCCCGGTCTACTTCGCCGCCGACTGGGATGCGGCACCGGGGCAGCAGGCGCTCATCAACGCCTACCTGGACGGGGCGGCGAGCGTCATCGGCCACGCCCGGACGGGCATCTACGGCGGCTACTGGCCGCTGTCGCGGGCGCTGACCGCCGGGGCGTGCGCCTGGGGCTGGCAGACGCTCGCCTGGTCCGGTGGGCTCTGGGACAGCCGGGCGGTCATGCGGCAGGGGCTCGGCATCAGCGTCGGCGGCGTCCAGGCCGACGTGGACACCGAGGTCAAGGGCCATGACGCCCTCGTCGATGACTACGGCCAGTGGCCACGGCCGGGGCCGCCGCCGCCGCCGGTGCCGATCACCGCGCCGACGCTGATGCAGGCCGATGGCCGGCAGAGCCTCCGCGTCGCCGTCCACGCCCACGCTACGACGGTGCAGCGGGCGCTCTGGCTGATGGCAAACAACAAGCCGGCCGGGTCGTTCGGCTGGCTGCAACGCCCATATGTCGAGGCGGGCGACTGGAACGCGCCGATGCCGCAGGGGATGACCTACTGGGTCGGCTAGCCTCGCGGCCCTAGGACGGCCTGAGAGCGCCTGGGCCGCTGCCCCCACCCGATCCCATCAGGGACTCCCTGGGCGGCTGGGAGCCGCTGGCTCCGCTGCGGGCGTGGCGCGCTATGCGGCATGCGGTCCCCGGCCCTATGGTGCCGGTGCAGCCGGGCCGCTGCGCTCTGGCCAGGGCGGGCTACAGCGGCCCGGCTGCGGTCATCCGGGGTAAACGGGACCTTTACCCGGATCGGCGTCCCCGCCCGCGCCCCGCCTTCTCCTGCCAGCGGCTGCGGCGGCGGTCAGGCCGTCGATAGCGGCGAACCCGAACCCGCGCATCAGCGTCTCAGCCACGGCGGGCAGGTCAACATCGACCACAGCCATGCCGGGCGGGACCAGGCCATAGAACTCGACCCGCACCCACCGGCCGAGCTCATCATCAAATGTCATCTCGCGGCTCCAATGCCTCGCAGAACAGGTACTCGACTATCGCCAGCAGCCCCGCCCGCTCGGTCGGGCTGAGCCGCTCCCAGGCGAGCGCAGGCTCGGCGCTGGTGACCAGCCCGGCGCGGAGATAGGTCGCCTGCATCGTGGCGATCTCGGCGGCTAGCTCCTCCCGCCGCTTCTCCCAGTCCGGGAAGATGGCCAGCAGCTTGCGCAGCCGGTAGGGCCGGGAGGCTTCCCACGGGTTCCGCTGTGCCGTCATCGCCGTGCCTCCAATGCTCGCGCTGTCGTTTTGACCTGCCCTCCCGCGAGGAGGCTGACCCAGATCGCCTCCGCCGTGACGTGGGAGACGATCCCCGGCTGGCCGCGCCAGGAGCAGGCCGCCCCGAGCCGCGCCTGCTTGCCGGTCATGGCGTGACCTCGGCCAGTTCGTGGCGTTCGCCCCGGTACTCAAACCGGCGGAGGCGGCTGGCAGGCTGCGGGCGGAACAGCAGGATCGGGGTCCGCGTCGCCCGGTCGAACGACTGGAACGTCTTGTACGACCGGGTGACGGCGATCACCCACGCTTCGGGATGGGCGGGGTCCTCGCCGGGCGGCCGGGCGACGGCCGCGCCAGCCGGGTCGATCAGATCGCTGCGGCGCGGGACACGGTGGGAGACGATGTAGGGGCAGAGGCGCAACGCCCACTCGGCGCACTCCTCGTGCATCGGCGGATCGCTGTACGCGCCCCTGGCCGACTCGGCGCTCTGCGGGCCGCCGAGGAACGCGATCCAGTAGCCGAGCCGCAGCCCGCAGACTCCGCAGAGCCGCTCGGCGGCGCAGCGGCCTACCCGGTCGTGGTCGGTGATGGTGAAGTCGCCGACGACCCGGCCGTCATGCTCAGGCTCAGTCCGCCTCGCCGCTGAGAAGGGGATCGGCAGCTTCCGCCTGGGGCAGATGGGGAGAGCCCGGATCTGCTCAGGCCAGGTGCTCCGCGCTGGTGTCCTCATGTGGGGGGCTCCTCTCTCCAATCGCTAACCTATACGCGTCCAGGGTGACAGTCAGAATGCGCGGCGGTTGTACTCGTGCTCCTCCTGGGCGTGCCAGTCGTCGAGGATGCACCGCTTCCCCGTCTGCCGATCGACGTGGATGCAGCGGGACGGGGTGACGCCATGAGCTATAGCGTCGATCTCCGCCCGCCGCGCCTGGCTGCTCTCCTGCCCGTCGCGGGCGGTGATCGCCTCGACATACCGGCGGATGCCAGCGGGGCCGAGGCCGATCATCATCTGCTGGTGCTTCGCCTTCTCCTGCTCGTACTTCGCCTGGGCGGCGATCATCGCCGCGTTCTGCCGCAGGGCGGCGGCGATCTGGGCGTCGGTTGCCATGTCTAGCTCCTCTCGGTGATGCGGATGGCGAACTCTGTGTCGGTCCCGCCGTCGCGGCGCTTGACCGTCCGGGAGCGGGTGACCCTCACATCGGCGCGGCCGTCCAGCCGCCTCTCGATGTAGGAGGCGAGCCACGGCCAGGGAGCGAGCGCCCCGTGCGGCGCAGTGCTGGCAGCGGCCCGGGGGAGCCGCAGCAGGAACCGGGCGGTCCCCGGCAGTGGCGGGTAGACCCGGTAGTCGGGGACGAAGTGGACGCTGAGCCTGACCGGCGCTGGGTGCAGCGTCCGCATGATCGCCGTCAGTCCCCTGGCCGTTGGCAGCGAGCGGTCATACGGGGAGCCTGTCAGGCCGCCGCGTTCGTGGTCTGTCATCTCAGTGCCCCTCCTCTGCCAGCCCGGCCTCGGCCCATGCCCGGCGGACCGCGTCGGCGGCCAGTTCCAGTACCCAGTCGGGTGCGTCCATCCGGCAGTCCGCCTCGGTGTAGCCGCCGGGGATGCGTAGCCCGATCCACGACGTGTCGAGGCGGCGGACCCGGCCCGGCGTGCCGGTGCCAGGGTTGGCCCACCGGCCGCGTGCCTTGACGTACTGCACGGCTGGTGCGCCGCCGTGCGGCTGGTGGAGGACGATTTGGACCTCCAGCGGGCCGATGGTCAGCGGGCGGTCGGGCCGCCACGCGTCGGTCCAGCTGAGGTTCGGCCAGCCCATGCGCGGCGGCCGGGTGTAGGTGAATGTCCAGCGGCGGGTGATCTTCGCTGGGGCGATCTGTGCCATGTTGTGCTCCTCTCTCGATCTGGGCTGATTGCCCACCAGGGCGGCCAGGGTCCGGGCTGGCCGCCCGCAGGGCCGTCAGGGCAGGCTCGGCCCCTCCGGGCCGAGTGGCGCGGTGGCGATCTCGTGGAGGCGGACCCTCCGCTTCGCCTCGGCCTGGCCGTCGCAGTTGGCGCTCGTGCCGAGGTTGCATCCAGCCGAGCAGGTCACCAGCAGGCGGCCCTCATAGTGGGGATGCGGGGCGATGGTCAGGTCGTGCCGCAGGCCGTGGTCGTAGGCGATCATGTCAGCGGTCATCTCCCTCGTAGCGGCGGCCGGCTCCGCGCTGCCCAGCCGCCGAGTAGGCGCGGCTGCGGGTCGCGCTGGGCAGGCGGCGCTTCCGCGTCGTCCGCGCAGGCTTCCGGGTCCGGTAGCCAGCGGTCTCCAGGTTCCTCATCTCAGGTGCTCCTCTCCAAGAGCCGGGTCTCGGTCTGAGAGCCCGTCCGAGCGGCCGGGCCGGGTTCCTGCCCCCGGCCGCTCGGGCTGGCCATCAGCCTCCGAGGAGGGCCATCTGCCGGCCGTAGCAGACCGGGCCGATGCCCCGCTCGACGCTCTCCGCGACCCGCAGGGGCCGGCCGCAGACCAGGCAGTGCTCCCACTGGATGCTGAGGGCGGTGACTTCCTCCATCGGCAGCGCATCGGCGGCGGTGAGCCGGTACTGCATCCCCGGCACCTTCCGCTCCTCGATGCGGACCCGCTCGCCCTGCTGGTTGAGCCGGTCGCCCTGCGCGCCGGTCAGCGGGATGATCTGCCGGGCGTAGCGGACCTTGCGGCTCTCGCCCTGCGGGGTGAATTCGCGGACCACGTAGAGGTTGCCATCCTGGCGGTAGACGCCCACCGGGGCGGCCTCTCCGCGCCGCTCGGGCTGGGCCGGCCTGCCGGGCTGTGCCGGGCTGTCCTGGTGCTCTGCCATGATCCGCTCCACCGCTGCCCACTGGCCGGGGCTCAGTTCGCCGTACTCGCCGGCGAGGAAGGCCATCTTCGGCAGGAAGCCGTCGCGGCCGGTGTCGAACTGCCGCAGCCAGCCGGCTGCCGGCTGGTGCTGGGTGCTGCTCTCTCGGGTCATCTCGCCCTCCTGGGCTCTCGGTGCTGCTCTCCACCTACCAAGCTACACGCGTCCAGGGTTGAGCGCAAGCGGCAGGCGGAAACCCGCAGGGCCGCCCGGCCCGGAGGCGAGGCGGCCCTGCGGCCGGGGGTGGCTAGGCGAGCGAGGGGTCGAACATCTCCGCGCCGCAGCCCCGGCAGTTGCCCAGCGCGTCGGCGCGGTGCTGATGCCGGCTGGTGGCGGGGAGCACGCCCGTGGCTGCGGCCCGGGGCTCACCACCACGCCATGGGTGCTAGGGGGGCAGGGCGAACAAGGCGTCCTGCCCTTCGGGGATAGGTGGCGGCTTCGGCACGTCCAGTGCCCGCGCCCGTTCGCCGGGGTCGTGGCACCGCCACGCGGCCAGCCGGCAGTAGTCGGCGGATGCGTCCACGGTGATGCCGTGGCGGCCGTGGACGGTGGCGACGAGGGCGGTGGTGCCGGTGCCGCCGAACGGGTCGAGGACGACAGCGGGGCGGGTGGGGGCATCTGGGCGGGCGCAGGCGCATGCGTAACCGGTGATGCGATCACCGCCATGTGCCATCTTGAACGCCCAGAAGCTACGGGAGGAGTTCCACGGAGCGGCACTAGATGCGGTCGTGCGGCGCCCGTCTCCTGGAGACTGAAGCTTGTTGTCATGGCCGCTGGTCACGCGGTCCACGACCGGGCGCCGTCCTTCGCCGCAGGCTGTGCAGACACCCGGCGGTGACCAGCCGAGGACAATCGGCCGGACCAGCGCGGGGGGGAACGCGGCGAAGTGGTCGACGCCGAGATGGGCGGGCACCACGAGGGCGGCGCTGGGGATGGTCCACACCGACCCGGGCAGCTTCCCCAGCGGGTTGGCTGCCATCCCCGGGCCGCCGTAGTTATGGCCAGCATCCGGGTTCTTCTGGTGTCCGATTAGCTTGCGATCTGCCCAAGTCCAGCCTTCGCGGCTGGTTGGTTCGCGTATCTCGTCGACGGCGCTGTAATAGCGGGGCTGGCGGGTGAAGTGGAACACCTGCTCATGCGCCCGCCGCACCCGGTCCGTCACCGACTCGGGCAGCCCGTTGGACTTCGCCCAGACGATCTCCGCGCGGAGGATGAGGCCAAGCTGATCCATACAGGCGAGTGCATACCGCCACGGCAGCCCCAGCAGCGACTTCGGCTGGCCGGGGACACGTCGGCCGCCACCGTCAAACGTCCCGTTGGCGAACGCGCGAGGCCTGCCGTTGCTGCGGCCGCCGTCTAGCGTCGATGCGGACGTGCCGCCCTTGGTGCCGTCGCTGCCTGCGTACTTGTCGCCGAGGTTGACGAACAGTGACCCGGATGGTTTCAGCACCCGCACCCATTCCCGCGTGCATTCCACCAGCGCCGTCACATACTCGGCCGGGGTCGCCTCGGAGCCGATCTGCCCGCCGTACACCTCGCCCGCGTCGGTGTAGGCCCTGAGCCCGTAGTACGGCGGGCTGGTGACGATCAGGTCCACGCACCCGTCCGGCAGCGGCAGCCGGCGGGCGTCACCACGCAGGATGGCCACGCTCATAAGGCCAACCTACACGCGTCCAGAGTGAGAAGCAAGGCGGACGGGCGAACAGCAGCAGCCCCGGCGGATTGCCGCCCGCCGGGGCTGCCGTGGCCGCTGAGCGGCTAGCGTTCCATGTCATCCCGCCATGCCTCCGCCGCGTCCATCGCCTCCTCGTGGAGCCGCTGCGCCTCATCCTCGGCCGCGTCATGCTCGCCCTCGGAGCGGAGGTCGCAGAGGACGCAGCCCGAGACATAGGCCGGGTGGCTGCGGGGGTGGAGCAGCCGCTCGCAGCCCCGGCCGCCGGCCAGGTAGGTGAGCATCGCCCAGGCGGAGCGCCGCTGCGCCAGCGCCGCGTCGATCTCCGCGCCGACCCTGGCGAGCCAGCCCGGCGACTCGCTGTAGCCCTCGCCGGCCTGGATCGCGGCGGCGATGCGCTCAAGCCTGGCGGCGAGCGAGGCGATCCCGTCGAGGGCTGCCTCCTCGCCGTAGTTGATCTGGTCGAGGGCGATCTCCGCGCCCCGGCCGGCCTTGGCCGATGCTGCGGCCAGATCGGCGTTGGTGAACCTCTGCATTGCCGTGCTCCTCTCCTGGGGTGCTCCTCATGGAATCCAAGCTACACGCGTCTAGGGTTGGTGGCAAGCTGGACCGGCCCGGCCAGTCGATCAGCCGGGCCGGTCCAGGCGAGCGCCTCAGCCGCTTTGCAGCAGCTTCCGGCAGTCGCCGCAGACGAAACCGTGGGCGGCGCGGCCCTCAGCGGTCCACCGTTCGTAGGCGACCCACTCCTGCGCCCCGTTCGGGTCCGTGCACCACCGCTCGGGGGTGCAGCCCCGCCCATCGGCGGTCAGCAGCACCCGGTCGTGGCGGCCGAGCGCCGCCAGCCATTCCGCCGAGCCCGGCTTGCCCGCCGCGTCGGCGCGCTGCCCGGCGGCCAGATCCCAGCCGGCGGTGACCGCGATCATGCCATCCGGCATCCGGGTCGCCAGCGGGGCGTCGAGCAGCAGGGCGGCGAGCCGCCGGGTCTGCGCGGCGCGGTCCTCGCTGGAGCCGGGCCGGTTCCAGCGCTCGTACTGGGCGGCGAGGTCCGGGCTCGGGGCCAGGGTGGGGAGTGTGCTGTTCATCGGGTGCTCCTCTCCAAGGGGCGGGTTGGCTAGCTCTCGCGGTGGAGAACGTAGGTGCCTTCGTCGGTCATGATGGCCTGCGCGGCGGCGGCGGCGCAGCAGGCGCGGATCCGTCCGGTCTGCTGGTGGGGCTCCATCGTCCCAGTCGCCCAGGTCTCCAGGTAGCCGCCCGAGCAGACCGGCTCGTTGCAGCAGCCGGTGTAGCCGTCGTCGGTGCCAGGGTTGAGCCGGCCGCAGGACTCGCAGTGCGGGCCGGCGATCCGGGCGGTGGTGGTCATGTTGTTTCCCATAACCTCAACCTACACGCGTCCAGGGTAACAAGCAAGGGGTGTGGCGTGAACCGCTCCGAGCAGTTCCCAGCCCCCCGGTCTGGCAGGCTGGCCGCAGCCCCTAGCTGAGCCGAGGAGCCCACGCCATGCCCGTCCGCCGTCAAGGCAGCGTTTACCCCGGCTGGCGGCTGGCATGACCGCAGGCGCAGAGCCAGGGCAGCCCCCAGCGGGCCGCCACCGGGCGCGCAGGTGGCGAGCGTGGGCGCAGGCCGCGTGGGGGAAAGTCGGCCGCAGGGGGCTGTTCCTCCTGTTCCTGGCCTTCCTCGACTTCACGTTCGGCTACTCGCTGTTCCGCGCTGAGACCGCCCATCCCCGGCTGGTCGTGTATGACCTGCTGCTGACGACGAGCGAGTGGGCGGTGATCTGGTTTGCCGGCGGCGTGGTCTGCCTGACCGGCGTGGCCGCGTCGAAGGACCGCTGGGCGTTCGCCTGGAACGCCGGGCTGTTCACCGCCTGGGCTGTCATCAACGGCTATGTGTGGATCGGGCAGCATCTCCGCGACGGCTGGGTCGCCGTCACCATCTGGCTCGCCTTCGCCGCCGTCATCCTGCTGATCTCCTCCTGGCCAGAGGCACCGCCGCGCCAGGCCGCCCATGAGTAGCTACCGCGCCAGGCCGCAGCGGTTCCGCCGCCGCGCCGCGTTCCTCGGCTACCTCGGGGTCGTGGCGATCATGCGCGCCTACCCGATGCTCCACAGCATCCCGCCCTACCCCGGCTACTCGCTGTGGTTCGGGACGCTCGGCTGGGGCTGGCTCTGGCTCGGCGTCGGCATCGCCTGCTTCACCGGGATCATCGGCCGCTACGACCGGCCGGCGTTCTCCATCGCCGCCGGGCTGATGACGTTCTGGGCCGCGCAGATGACCGACATCTGGCTGGCGCAGGGCAAGCCGGACGGCTGGACTATGGCTGTCACATGGCTGGCATTTGCCGCGATCACCCTCGTGGTCGCCTCCTGGCCCGAGCCGGCCGCCGCGCCGCTCAGGCCGCCCGACCCGCAACTGCCTGGTGCTCGCAACAGGGGGTGATGGTGGACCCAGGAGTTGTAGTCGCCATCGTCGGCGTCTGCGGCACAGTGCTGTCAGTCGTCGTCGCGTCCGTCCTCTCCTCGCGGGCGAACCGGGAGGCGGAACAGGCCGCCCTGCCATCGGTCGAGGCCGGCGCGTACACGCGGGCGCAGGACATCTACGAGTCGGCCATCCGCCAGCTAGAACGGCAGACCGCCGACCTGCGCCGCGAAGTGGAGCACCTAGCCCAGATCAACGAGCAGCTAGCCGAGACGAACCGGGCGCTGACAAACGACGTCGGCAGGATGCGGGAGGAACTGGCGGCGCTCCGTGACACCAACATCGGTCTCACGGAGCGCCTGCGGTATACCGGCCTGCCGCCGCTGCCGCCGCCGCCGCCGCCGTTCCCCGGCCCTCCCCGCTTAGGCCGCTGCCCTGCTCCGGTGGGAGCGGTCGCGTGGCCGCCGGTCCTGCCCCGGCTGCGGATACCACCAGTCGGCCGGCCCCGGCTCCCGGTAGTAGGCGAGCAGCCGGGGGTTCGCCTTCAGGTGCGCCCGCCAGCGTTCCATCGTCCGCTCCGTCACCCCGAGGTAGCAGGCGGCCCGGTAGGCGTCCCAGGTGAGGACGCTGGTCAGGAACACGAAGTCGTCGAGGCGGGCCAGCCAGCGGGCCGAGCGGGCGGTGGGCCGCTGGGTCTCGCTCATTGCTGGTGCTCCTCTCCTGAGTTGCCCGCCTGCCAGGCGGCCAGCCAGGCGAGCGTGGCGGTCCTGCCCTGCTCGTACCGCTGGCCGCCGAGCAGGATGTTCCGCGCCTGCTCGCGGGTCACTGTGGACGGCGTGGCGAGCGGGCCGCCGCATATGGCGCAGCAGCCGCCGATGGTGGAGTGATAGGCGCAGCCGGCGGCGCAGGCTGCCAGTTGGTAGGTGGCCATCTGGGTGGTCGTGTCGGTCATTTCGTGCTCCTCTCTCCAGCATCCAAGCTACACGCGTCCAGGGACGGTGGCAAGCGTCAGAGGAGAACCGGCGCGGGTTTCCCGCTCAGGATGCTGATGAGTTCCTCCGCCTCGGCGTTGCTCATGTGCTCCGCCGCGTCGCGGATGCGCTGGGCCAGCCCGGCCGGGACGCGGTCCCGGTTCTCGGTCAGCAGCCGGCCGAGGATGTAGCGGCGGTATCCGGTGGCCATCTCAGGCCGCCTCTACCAGCCAGGCGCGGAAGCGGAAGCTGCCGTGCAGCGGGCGGGAGGCGATGCCGTCGATGATCGTCCAGGCGTGCGCGGAGCCGCGCCCCTTGCCGGTGATGAGGAAGCGGCGGCCGGGGCCGTCAGCGGCCAGATCGGAGTAGCTGATCCCGGCCTGCTCGGCCAGCGAGAGCCCGGCGGCGGCGAGCGCGGCGCGGAGTTCCGGGCCATACATTCCCCTGCCGGGCCGGTAGCCGGCGGCCAGCGCCAGCGCCTCGGCGTCGCCATAGGGCAGGCCGGTCAGTTCGGTCATGCTGCGGATCGCGCAGTCCGAGCGGCGGGTGTTCTCGCGGGGCGCGTCCAGGGTGGCGCAGTCGGCGCAGAAGGCCATGTCGTGCCGGTCGCACCGGCTGCTGCTGAGTGGTGTCCTCTCCATAACTCAAAGCTATACGCGTCCAGGGTTGGTGGGAAGGGTTTCCCGTCAATCTGTTCGACTGGCCAGCGGGCGCATCCTGGCGACAGCGGCGTCCATCGCCGCCACATGCTCAGCCGAGCCCGCGCCAGCCCCGTCCGCCCACGCCCGGTAGACCGCGATCCGCAGCGGGCGCGGCACCTGATACCAGTGGCGGGAGCAGGCCAGCATGTCGTAGGGCACCTGGGCGTCGCAGCCTGGGCCGGGGCAGTTGTGCATCACTGGTGGCTCCCTTCCGGGCGGCGGCCTGCCGTAGCCATCGCCACGTCAGTCTCCCGCCGCATCTCCTCGTCGTGCTCCTGCGTCAGGCAGGCGGTCGTGATCGCGTTGATGATGAAGTCCCGCCGGTAGATGCCCTGCTGGGCGGCGGCGACGGCCATCCGCCGGCGTAGCCCCTCCGGGAATCGTTCAATTGTGAGCGGCCTGGGCATGGCGCTCTGCCTCCTCTGCCGGGGTGATGATGACGGAGAACTGGGTGGCGGGGCGGTTCGGCCGGCCATCCCACGGCCGGGTGGGGCGGACGGTGGACTGCTGCCGCCAGCAGACCCAGGCGTCGGCGGCCGAGGCGAACCGGGCGGCCTCGCCGAGGCTGGCCGTCCAGACGATCCGCCCCTTGCCCTCGTTGGCGTCCGGGTCGTAGCTCTTGAGGTAGAGCCCCTCGGCTGCGGCCCTGCGCCCATCGGCGTAGGCGACGCACTGGATGATGGACTCACTCATGGGGTGCCTCCTGGTCTGCTATGCCCTCCATCAGCGCGGTCGCGGCGGCGAGATGCCAGGCTGCCATCCGGGCTGGGCTGATCGCGTAGGCGGTCTCGCTGTAGGCGTCGAGGGTTGTGGTTAGCTGTTCGGCGGCCTCGCTCATGCCGTCCTCAAACGCGGTGTCGGCCTCGTCGTTCTCGGGGCCGCGCCGCAGCCAGTCGGCCGCGTCGGAGCGGAGCGCCTGTTCCAGGTGCCGCAGCCGGGCGATTTCCCGGTGCAGTTCGAGGTCGCCGTAGAGGGCGCGGGAGCGGATGGCGGTGACGCAGCGGTCAGCCAGCCCGGTGATCGTCGCCGATGGGGGCAGTCCGAGGCCGAGGGCGGCTGCTACCCGGCGGAGGCCGAGGAGTGCCTGGCCGCGCTGGGAGTCCAGGGCGTCCAGCGCCTCGCCTAGTTTGTCGCTCATCACAGCCCCCACTCCTGCCGGTAGCCTGGGTGATCGCTGTAGATGGCGGTCAGATGTGCGAGGGTTTGCCGGGCCAGGACCGCGCGAGGCGAGACAAGGCCGTTGGGGTGCTGGTCCATCTCATTTATGAACCGGGCGCAGCGGCGGAGAATGGCCCGCTTGGCCTCTACCTCGCGGAGCACCCGCGCCGGGTTGGACATCTTCGCCACATACATCCCCGTAGCCACATTCCGGGTCGGGGACTGGCCGCCAAACGGCCCGATGACTGGGTCGTACATGAGACGCATCCAGTCGTCTTCGTCTTTCACGTCAAAGGCCATCCAGGCGCGATTCTCCATCGCAGCGGCCTCGTCCTCGTCGAGCCGGGCGCGCAGGAACTCCACCAGCGCCTCATTCACTGGGTTCTCCTGTCAGGTCGATGGCGCACGCCTCGGGTGGTGCGTCGAGGTGGATCAGGTCGCCGTCGTCGGTCAGCCGGTGCCAGCCGACGCGGCCGAGGCTCGGCTGGTTGTAGTAGACGGGGATGCGGGCCGTGTCGGCGGCCAGGCCGTGGCGGACGATGTAGCCGAGTCGCTCCGCCTCCGCCCGCTCCCGGCTGTGCCATTGCCAGTGGCAGCCCCGGCTCCCGGAGCCGGCGAGGAGGATCAGGTTGGAGAGGCGGTTGTCGCGGCGGTTCTGGAGGATGCGGTGGTGGGCGGAGACCATCGTGGCGGAGACGAGGAGCCGCATGTCGGCAGCGGCGTAGAGCCGGGCATCGCAGCAAACGCAGTGGAGGTCGCGGGAGCGGGCGTCGATCATCAGCTGCCCCCGCTCCTGACCCAGATGCGGGGCCGCATCGGCCGGCAGCCGGGCAGGCGGACCACCTGCGGCTCCTGCGCGTGGAACTCGCGCAGGTCGCCGTACACGCTGCGGCGGACCGCCCGCAGCGCGGCAGCCGCGTCGGGGGCGAGGACGACGACCAGGCCGGGAGTGTAGTCGCGTAGCACGTCATCCCATATGTAGAGGTTCATATCGTCGCCAGCCCGGCGGTGAAGTCGGCTACGACCGGGGCGTCCAGGCGGACCCGCGCCTGCCGGCTCACGGCTGCGTCTCCGTCACGCTGCCACGGCACGGCATCCTGGCCAGCTTGCGCGAGTAGATGCGCTCGCATTTGAAGCAAGCCGACACCGCCGGCTGCGACCATGCCCTCGGCGTCGAGCCAGAACTGGTCACGCTCGGGGTCGTGGATCAGCCAGGCGGCGGTGAAGGTCCACAGGTGCTCGCCCGGCCGGTCGGCGGCAGCAAGGCGGCGCTCCAGCACCTCGGGCTGGGGCACCTCGTACCGGATGTCGGCGGTCATGGCTGCTCCGGGCCGTAGCCTGCGCCGCCGTCTAGCGGGTAGCCGGTGACGCCCCGGCGCAGCCAGGAGACGCTCGCCAGCCGCTCTCCGGGGTCAACGCGGCGTTTACCCGCCACGGCGTCAGGATCGCCACCAGCCGGGGCAGGCTGCCTGATGCCCCAGTGCTCGGCTACCTCTGTCAGGGCGCTCCTGAGCGCTGCGACCTCCGCGCAGAGGGCGGCCAGCAGGCTGCTGTCATCGGGGGCCATGATCTCGCTCAGGCCGCAGTCGAGGGCGGCGGCGAGGGCGGTCGCGATCCGCTCGGGCACGTCGGTGAGGATGCCCCGTTCGACCATGCTGACCCAGGTGTGGTCGGTGGCGCGGCAGCCGGGCATCCGCCGCATGGCGGCGGCGATGTCCCGCTGGGAGCGCCCGCCGCGCCTGGCGATGACCGCGTCGCGGTGGAGGAGTGTCATGACGCGCTCCGGGCCGGCCGCCGCCGGGGTGCAGGCTTCGGCTTGGCCTCGGCCTCTGCGAGCGCCTGGGCCATCGCTGAGGCCAGGTCCGCGACGAACTTATGGGCGTCCTTGGCCTTGGGCAGTTGCTCCGCCAGCGTGGCTGTCACAGCCGCGAGCGCCTCATCGTCCAGGTCGGTGATCGACGTGACCTCGACCGGCGGCGTGGGGCCGCCCAGCGCCGCGTTGTAGATGGCGGAGATCGCCAGATGGCGGATGTTGCTGGCCTCCTCCTCATCGGTCTGATCCCAGCCGGCGTCCTTGAACAGAGCCCACAGGTGCCGCATCGTCTTGCCCCGGTCGATCTCCGCCGGCTCGGGCTCTACGGTGCCGGCGACGATGGCGTCCGGGTCGTGGGTCACGTCGCCCTCCCAGGCGACCGCCGGGCCGCCCTGCGGCATCGGCGGCGGCTGCCACGCCACCGGGACGCCGCCCTGCCGGGACTCGGCCGCGTCATCCGCGAGGATCAGTTCGATGAGCGCCGCGCTCTTGGGGATGTGATGCATGGCCCGCCTGAGCACCGACTTCATCCATGCCCGGTCGGGGTCGGTGTGCCAGAACGAGTCCCGCTTCGCCGGCTTGCCGTAGTGCGGCTCCTCCGCCCAGGCGAACGCCTTGGAGTAGCGGTCGCGGATGTCGATGGCCTCCTGCGCGGTCATGAACTCGACCGCCGTCGTGGACCCGTCGCGCCACAGCGCATAGCAGTAGGCGAGGATCGGCGGGTTGTCCTTCCCCGGCCCGTCCAGCGGGCGGAAGTCGGGGCCGATCCTCGCCCGGTCCACTGGGATCAGGTCGCCGCCGACCTCCTCAAACCGGCGCGGGCGCAGGATGAACCCACGCCCCTGCGGCCCGATCTCCTCAGCCCACTCATCCTTGCGGTAGATCAGCCCGCACTCGATGCCGCGAATCTGGCCGGTGTTGAATGCCAGTTGGACGAACCCGTCCTTCATCGGCAGGAATGTCGCCTCCTTGCCATAGGGGACGATGGCGGCGAGCTTCCCATCCGGCAGCAGCCCATAGTGGGCGCACTGCGCAACAGCCTTGTAGAGCGACGGCCGGTCGCAGGCGACAAGCTGCGCGGCCTGCTTGCTGGTCGCGAGGAGCAGCGCCGTCATCCGCAGGAAGTGGTCGAGATTCTGGCCCGGGGCGAGCGCCTGCCCTAGCTGCGTCGCCCAGGACGAGAGCATCTCAAACGCCCCAGTGTCCAGGGTCCGGGGATCGCGTTCTGCTACTGCCGTGCCAGGCTCGGGCTCGCTGCCCTCCGCCTGCTCGCGCTGCTGCTGCGCCGCCCTGGCGCGGTCAGCTAGGGGTGCCTTGGCCATTTGGTGCCTCCTTAATCAGGAACCGCCGGGAGCGGTACTGGGCGTAGATGCCGGGCTGTTCGCCGCTCAGCTTCGCCTCGTCGATCTTCGACGCGGGGATCAGGTAGTGGGCCGCTAGCTCGGGCAGGTCGCGGGCCAGGTCGGCGGCCCGCAGGTTGCCGTTCTGCCGCCAGGTGACCAGCGGCCGGTGCTGGTCATCGACGATGGCCTCCGCGTCGCCGAGGAGCGCCTGTAGCTCACGGACGCGTAGCGTCGCCTCCTCCCTGGCGGCGGCGGCGATGTCCCGCTTCGCCCTGGCGTCTGCGATCATCGCCCGCAGTTCCGGGGTCGCCGGGATCATCTTGTCGGGGGCGACCTGCCATAGCTGGGCGAGGATGCGGCCCGTCCGCTCGCTCGCATCGACGGGCGGCATCCGGCGGGGCTCCACGTAGTGGTGCCAGAAGTGGCCGGCCTCGGTCATCAGCGTGTCCTGCAACTGCCGGTTCGCCTCGATCCGGTAGTGGCGTAGCTGGTGGCCGCCGATGACGACGAGGAGATGGCCGTGGGAGTAGCCGGTGATGAGCAGCCCCCACTGCACCTGGACAGCCGGCGCGTCGGGGATGTCATCAGCCGACGCGCCCCACTGGCTGGCGGTGAACGCGGAGCGGTTCTTGCACTCGATCAGGCAGGGACCGTCGCCATCCGGGCAGCGGGTCACGCGCCGGTCGATGTTGACACGGCACCACGGCTGCCCGGTGAGGGCGAGCATCCCGCAGCGGAGGATACGGCCGGGCACCCTGGCGCGGCGAGCCCAGAGGCTCACCATCAGCGGCTCCATCAGATGCCCGAACTCGATCCACTCCTCCTGCTGGTCGGTCATCGGCTCATCCGGCAGTTGCCCGGTCTTGTCGAGCCAGACCTGCCAGCGGGTGTGGTAGGAGTCGAGGCCGAGGAGGCTCGCCACGTCGGAGCCGCCGACACCCTCCCGCCGCCGGGCGAGCCACTCATCCCGCATCGTCTTGTCCGCGCCAGCCGGGAGGATCAGCGCCGCCCCCGGCGGCGGCCACGCACCTCTGCTCATGTTCTGATCTCCTCTCCACTGTGAACGCTAGCAGCCGGGGCTGACAGAACCGCCAGTGCTTAGGGTCCAGCGGGCCGCTGGCCAGATTGGCGGCCCGGCTCGGTATGGTGGAGCAACCGGACACGCCCGGCGGAACTCTCGGGGGTCGAGGCCCGCGCCTCCTCCCACGGTGCTCCTCTCCAAGCTGGGCCGTGGATGGCCGAGGGCGCGGCCCCGTTCCCTGACGCTAGCGGCTGCTGGCACGCTGGGAGCGGGGCCGCGTTTAGTCGTCCTGAGCCGGGCAGGTCGGCGCGTGCGCCGGCAGTTCCCAGCCGCACTCCCCGCATCGCATGAGCCCATCCTGCGCGGAGGGTCAGACAGTCTCCCCGCCCCAGGAGAGGTCGGCCAGGACGGTCCCGCAGTTGCGGCAGGCCATCGCGTGCAGCGGCTCGCCGGTCGCCCGGTGCTCGTAGTGGTCGATATCCGGCAGCGGCTCGCCGCAGCAGCGGTCGATGTAGACCGCCGCTCCCTGTGCCAGGACGGTCATGCGGATCGGCTGCTGCGGCGCTTCCAGCCGGTAGCCCGAGCCGCTCAGCGCCAGGATCGCCCCGCCCAGCGTCGCCGTGCCCAGGTCGGCCAGGACGGCATCAGTGCCGTTGCTGAGGATGCTAGGGCGGACGCGGCCGAGGCGCAGCAGCGCGACCAGGTCGTCGCGGCGGTCGGCCGCCTCGTAGCCGGTGGCGCTGGTCTCGATGGTCAGCGTGATGTCGGTCATCTCAGGTGCTCCTCTCCAAGAGCGGGTTAGCGGAACAGCCGCCACGCCGCCCGGTAGCAGGCGTAGCGCATCAGGTAGTGGTGGGCGTGCCGCTGCCGGGGAGGCGGGGCGAACTCGCCGCGCTCAGCCTGGCGGCGGCCGTGGCGGGCGCTCAGCCAGACGAGCAGGATTCCGCCAGCGATCAGCAGCACCCCGGCGATCATCGCGGGACCGCCGGGGCCAGGATCGTGCCTAGCTCGGGGTGCTCCTCGTAGCGGGCGAGGTAGAAGGTGACGCTCATCTCGGGCTCCTCTCCGATCCCAGATGCCGGCTCAGGCCGGGATTCCGTCGCGCTCGGCCTGGCTCATCTCGCGCCAGGTCTTGCCCCAGCGCTGGCTCACGCTCTGCTTGCTCATGCCCAGTTCGCCGCCGATGGTCTCGTAGGTGTAGCCCCGCTTGATGAGGCTGAGGACTGAGCGGTCGATGGCGGCCTGTAGATCCCGCTGGCTCTGCATCATGTCGAGAACCACCCATGGGTCCTCGGCGGCGGCCTTGCGGGCGTAGGCGCGGAAAAGGCGGCCCATGAACTTGCCCCACTCCTCGACCGGCTTGTCGCGCTTGATCTTCCGGCTGGCGGTGGCGGTGGCGGTCATCTCGGGCTCCTCTGGCTGGGCTCCATCTCCAAGAACCAAGCTACACGCGTCCAGGGTGAGAGGCAAGCGTAAACGCCAGGTTTACGAGAATTTCCCGCTGCCCCGAGTTGATCCGCCTCTGCCTATCTGGCGGCAGGTAGGGCTATGGTTGAGCCCACACATGGATCAGGGGCCGAACCGTGGTTGAGGCGGCCCGGCCCCTGGACCGCTCAGATCAGCCGGCAAGCAGAACATGAACGGGAGGGTTAATCCGATGGACACACTACCGCACCGCTCCCCCAAACACCCGGATCGCAGCCGGCGATGGGCTATCTGATGGCCTACGCGAGCGTAGACGACGGGTTCTGGGACCACCCGAAGGTGCTCCTGCTCCTCGGCTATGAGGAGGCACACGCCGCCCTCGCCCTCTGGACGCTGGCGCTCTCCTGGTCCCATGACAACACCCGCCGCAACGGGTTCGAGCAGGCCGGCGTCGTCCCGCAGATCCAGGTTGACAGGCTCCTCGGAGCCGCCGGTTCCGCCGCCGCGCAGGCTCTCGTCCGCTGCGGGCTCTGGGATGAAAACCGGAGGGGGGGGTTCGAAATTCACGATTTTGACTACTGGCAGGGGGTAGACCGCTGGCGGGCAATGAGCGAGGGCGGCAGGATGGGCGCTGCGATTCGCCACGGTAGAGCCGCAGGTCAGCGGGCTGCCGCTAGGGGGGCTAACGGGGGGCCACAAGGGGGGCCACAAGGGGGGCCACTGGGGAGGCCACAAGGGGGGCCACTTGCTACATATAAACAAGAGAACAACCAACAAGGAGATCCTACGGATCTCCTGATGGAAGATCCTACGGATCTCCCATCGACTCGCGGATCGCTGGCGCTGCCAGACAGACCGGAGGTTGACCGGCTCTGCGTCCTCCTCGCTGACCGGATCGAGCAGAACGGCAGCAAACGGCCAGCGATCACCAAGGCGTGGAGGGATGCCTGCCGCCTGCTGATCGACAAGGACGGGAGATCGGCGGTGCAGATCGAGGCAGCGGTCGAGTGGTGCCAGCGCGACGAGTTCTGGCGGACCAACATCCTGTCGATGCCGACGCTCCGCCGCCAGTACGACCGGCTGCGCCTCGCCGCCCAGCGGCAGCCGGGGAGCCGGCCATCCCGCGACGAGCGGGTTGCCGCCGCAGTCCGCAACGCGAACGGGGCGCAGTCGTGAACATCCGGGATGTGCGGAACCTGCTCGTGCTGGCGATGGCCGCCGATGGCCGCGAGGAGTCCGAGGCCGAGGCGCAGTTCTGGCTGATGCTGCTAGAGCCCTATGACCCGGTGGACGCGGCCGAGGCGCTGAAACAGCACTACCGGGAGGAGTCCCGGCGGGCGATGCCAGCCGATCTGATACGACGCATGGACGAGTGGCGCGACCAGTGGGAGAACACCCACCGGGGCGGCCCGAAGCCGCCGGGCTGGCCGGCCGCCAGAGAGGCGACGATCTCCGGTGAGGAGCTAGGCCGCAGGGTGGTCGCCGCTGGCGGCTGGGAGGCGATGCTGCGCGGCCAGACAGGGCCGATGCCAGCGATCACGGACGGGGGTACCGGCGATGACAACCGCTCCTGAGATCAACTGGGATGACCTGCCCGTCGCGGAGGCCGACGCCGAGGAGCGGCAGGTGCTCGGCGCGATGCTCTGGTCGCCTGCCATCGTTGACGCCTGCGCGGAGATCATCATCCCGGAGGACTTCTGGCGGCCAGCCCATCAGGTCATCTATGCAGCCATCGTGACGATGAACGCAGGCGGAGAGCCCGTCGATGCGCTGACCGTCCGGGAGTGGATCGACGCGCAGGGGGAGCTACAGGCGCTCGGCGGCCATCAGGCCGGCGCAGCGATGCTCGTCGATCTCTACACCGGGGTCGGGCTGCCCTCCGTCGCGGCGGCGATCTCCCACGCCCGGATCGTCCGCGACCGGGCGCTCCGCCGCCGCATCGACGCGTTCCTCCTCTCGTCGCGGCAGACCGTCGCCGCCGGCGCATCGGAGCCGCCGCTGGCGATCATCGCCCGGCTACAGGAGATGCTCGACACCGCGAGCGCCCACGCCGACGACGAGGCCGATCCGCTGGCGCGGCAGATGACCGGCCGGGCGTTCATCGGCCGCCACCGCCTGCGCCGCCCCGCGCTGATCCCCGGCGTCCTCCACGAACTGGACCGGCTGGTCGTCGTCGGCATGGAGGGCAAGGGCAAGTCGATGCTGCTGGAGCAGATCGGCGTCGCCGCCGTCGCCGGCATCCACCCATTCCTCCTGACGCCTACCCGCCCGGCCCGCGTCCTCCGCCTCGACCTGGAGAACCCGACCGACCTGCAACAGGACCGGGCGGAGGCGCTGATGGAACTCGGCTCGGCCTACCCGGATTGGGATGATGACGCCTACCGCGTCTGGTCGCACCCGGCGGGGCTGAACCTCCGCGACCCGGCTGATCTCCACCGGCTCGCGGCGAACATCCGCCAGGCGCGGCCCGATCTCGTCCTCGCCGGCCCGGTCAAAAAGATGTACCACGACTCCGGGGAGACAAAGGATCACTCGATGGTCTGCGAGGCGTGGGACCGGCTCCGGACCCGGTTCGGGTTCGCGCTCGTCCTAGAGCATCACATGCCAGCGGGGAACATCCGCCGCCCCGACCGGCCGAGCGGCTCCGGGATCTGGATGTCCTGGCCCGAGTCCGGGGTGACGCTGAAACCGGCGGGGAAGGACCAGCCGCCCGACAGCCTCCGCGTGAGCAGTTTCCGTGGCCACCGCCGCCCGGGGATCGTCTGGCCTGAGCGGCTCGACCGGCCGCTGGTGGGCAAGTCGTGGCCGTGGCAGGCGGTCTACCCGGCGGGGACGCTGACGGATCAGACGCTGTGAGCGTCTACCCCGACTGGCGGGACCGGCCGCTCGCCGGCGACTGCTGGGCCGCCTGCCCGATGGGCTGCGGCGCGGTCCCCTCCGGGCATGAGCCCGGCTGGGAGACACCGGCCTGGCCGCCCGGAGAGCATCAGCGGTGGCTGCCCTATGGGCTCGCCAGGACCGGCTACCACGAGGCCGCCCACACGCCGGGAGCGGTGTGCATCGGCTCCCGCTCCCTCGGCCTGGTGCTGCCGCTCGCCGCGCCCAGTGAGGCTGAACTGTCGGCTGCCTGGGCCAAGCTGGACGCAGCGTGCCCCGCTGCCGACGCTGTTCTGAGGAGCCACTGATGAAGATCGCCGCGCTGGATCCGAGCCTGACAAGCCTCGGCATCGCCACCGGCCGGGACGGCCAGATCGGCCAGATATCGACCATCGCACCGGGGAACCTGCGCGGCCATGAGCGGCTCGCGCTGCTGTTGCGGCATATCGACACCATCGTCTCCGGGGCCGATGTGGTCATCATTGAGGGGCTCGCCTATGGGGCGAAGGGCAGCGCGCTGCTCGACCTCGCCGGGCTGCACTGGCTGATCCGTCACGAGCTATGGCAGGACCGGCGGCCCTACGTCGTGATCTCCCCCTCCTCGCTGAAGCAGTATGCGACCGCTAACGGCATGGCGAACAAGGCGCTCATGGTCGCCACCGCCTCCCGCCGGTTCCCCACAGTGGAGCTACAGACCGAGGATGAGGCCGACGCGCTCTGGCTCCTCGCCGCCGGGTTCGACTACTACGGGATGCCCATGTGCCAGATGCCGCAGGCGCAGCGGGCCGTCCTGACCGCCCGGCACACGAAGAAGCCGCCCGCCGGGGCGCGCTGGCAGCGCGGCGACCCGGTCATCCAGTGGGCCGCCGCGCCGTGGGCCGCCGCATCGTAGCTACAGCCGTGCTCTGCTGGCAGGCTGCTGGCAGGCCAACCGGAGGGAGACCCATGCCCGACGTGATCGTCATCCGCCACATCCATGAGCACGTCATCCTGGCGGATGACCGGCCCGGCCATCCGTGGGTCATGGAGAACCACGTCGGCGCGAACCACCGCACCGCCCAGGCCGCCCAGGTCTGGCTCCGCTCGCACGGCCTGTTCCCAGGCTGACCCGAGCCCGGAGGCCGCCGGGGTGACGGGATGAGCACCCCGGCGGCCTCCGCCCATGTTCTCACCCAGCCCTTGCGGAAATGTCAGCCGGCTCTGCTACCCTGGACGCGTGTGCAGTTACCGGCCAGATGGGGCACGGGACAGAGACGCTCAGGAGAGGAGCACACAATGACCGACACCAGGACGCTCGTAGAGGCCAGGGCAACCGACCTCGCAACGATCAAGTCCATGCTGGAGGAGCAGCGGGTCCGCAGGCATGACGTGGTGGTCTCATCGACGGCGATGAGCGCCTACGACGGGATGCTCCGGGTCCGCGACGGCGAGGTCGATATCACCGAGGATGGCGTGACCGCCATCGCCGGCGAGTATGCGGTCGGCTCCGTCTGGTGCGAGGGCATCGCCCGCCGCGTCGATCTGCCGGGGATGTACCTGGACCGCTGGCACGAGAACCGGGTGGACATCTTCGATCAGGTCGTCAACCGGGCGCTGCACGGCGGCGAGCGGAACGAGGGCACCAGCTACCCGGCTGATGGGCGGACGCACCTGCTGCGGCTGCTGCGCGGCGACCCGGGCGAGCCCGGCTTCGCGAGGGCGTTCCTCAGCCCGAAGTACCGCTTCATCGAGTCGTATGACGCGGTGATCGCGATGCTGGACGGCGCACGCCAGGCCGGCGTCGATGTCCGCCCGGGGATCTGCGACATGACCGAGCGGCGGTGCACGGTGACGCTGGAGGCTCCGGGGATCGCCGCGCTCGCGCCGAAGCTGCTGGCGGGCTACCGCTCCCAGTTCGACGGCCAGGACGCCCACGTCCGCGCTGGGGATGCCATGCGGCTGATCCAGCAGGGCGGCGGCGGCTGGACGATCCCGGAGGCGCTCGCCGCCGCAGCCCGGGAGGGCCAGGGCTACCCGGAGGGGCAGGAGCCGGTGGTCTGGGCCGGGATCAGGTTCACGAACTCGGAGACCGGCCACGGCAAGCGGACCATCGCCCCGATGATCCGGGTCCGGGTCTGCCGCAACGGCCTGGTCATCAACGCCGTCGCCGACGCCAAGGTCCACATCGGCGGCGCGCAGGGCGAGGGCGTAGTCGAGTGGTCCGCCGACGCCGTGGAAAAGGAACTAGCGCTGATCACGGCGCAGAGCCGCGACGCGGTGGCTACCTATCTCAGCCAGGAGTTCCTCGACGAGCAGGTCCGCCTGATCGAGGAGATGGCTGGCGCTCCTATCCGCAGGCCAGAGGAGACGGTGCGGGAACTGGTCCGCAAGGCCGGCTTCACCAAGGCTCAGGCGGATGACGTGTTCGGGTTCTTCGTCGAGGGCGGCCAGCCGACCGCTGGCGGCCTGGCCAACGCGGTGACCGCGCTGAGCCAGACGATCCCGGACGCCGACCTGGCCGCCAGGTATGACGAGAAGGCGTACGGCCTGATGCAGGCCGCCGCCGCGCTCGCCCGCTAGGGACCGCTCAGGCTGGCGGCCAATTCCCCCCCAAGCCGCCAGCCTGAGCCCCTCGACCGGAACCCGGACAGCAGGAGGAACTGCCCGGGCTCCGATCAAGGGGAACCCGCCCCGACCGATGAAAAGGAGGCAGACTGATGCCGACCGATGATGGCCTGCTCTGGGCCGAGGAGGTAGCCGAGCGGACCGGCCTCGCCAGCGGCAAGCGGGTCCGCGAACTCGCCTCCGCGTCCCGCAGACGCAAGCGCTCCGGGGCTGCGCTGCGGCCCGGTGATATGCCGCTCCCAGTGACACGGAGGATGCGGTCCTATCCGGCTGGCGGCCGGGTCATGTGCCCGCTCTGGCGGGCCGCCGAGGTGGACGTGTTCGCCGCCAACCGGCTCGGGCCGGGCGGCCGTCCCAGGGTCAGCGCATGACCGGCCCGGAGCACTACGAGGAGGCCGAGCTACTGCTGGAGCGCTCGGCGGCCGGCAGCAACCCGGGCAGCGTCGCGAGGGCGCAGGTCCACGCGACCCTCGCACTCGCCGCTGTGACCGCCATCAGCGATCCAGCCCTCGGCCTGCCAGCCGAGGTCCGGGATATGTGGTGGGCCGTAGCAGGCGGAACGGCGGCGACGTCATGACCGCCGGCCCGGCGCGGCTGTTCGTCGCCGCCTGCGGCGCAGACCTGTCCGATCAGCAGTCCTGGCATGAGCTACGCACCGCCGCTGTCACCTGGGATGCGGAGCGGGACTGGCTGATCGCGGTCTGCTTCGACTGCTCGCCGGTCCTGCCGCAGCCATTCGCCCACGAACCTGAACGCCATCAGTGGGCCACCGCCCACGCCCAGGCCACCAGTCACGACGTCCGCATCGGCCGCGAGCACCGCGACGTCGGGTTGCGGACGGTGTGGGAACTGGCACCGCTGGCCAGCCCGGAGCCGGTGGTGGCGCACCGCCGCTGCCCGGTCCACGGCACCCGGCTAGACCCGCTCCCGGCTGCTGGGGAATGGCGGTGCCCCATCCCGGACTGCGGGACGACCGCCACCGAGGTACGGCGCGGCGGCTGGACCGTGTGGAGCGTCCAATGGGCGGAGTAACCTACACCCCGCAGCCCGGCGATATGGCGACCTGCATCGTGCCCGGCCCAGTCAGCCCGCTGATCCGCCTCGGAGAGTGGGCCAACGGCGACGGGTTCCGCCCCGCCGGCCACGCGTTCATCTACATCGGCCACGGCGACATCGTCGGAGCCAACCCGGGCGGGGCGCGCCAGAACCGGCTCGCCACCACCGGCTACATCGACATCACCTGGTCCGCCCCAGCGATCCAGCCCACCGCCGCCCAGCGCTCCGACATGGTGCACCACGCGCTCGCGCTGATCGGCACCCCCTACTCGGCGCTCGACTATCTGGCGCTGGCCACCCACCGGCTGCACCTGCCGGCCCCCGGCCTCCGCGCCTACGTCGCCAGCACGAGGCACCTGATCTGCTCCCAGCTAGTCGACGCGGTCGCCTGCGCCGCCGGCGTCCACCTGTTCACAGATGGCCGCTGGCCCGGCTATGTGACCCCAGCCGAGCTATACAACCTGTTCACCACCAGAGGAGCAGCCGATGTGGATGCCTGACCCCCAGACGGTCCCACCCACCGATCTCATCTGGGCCGGGCTGATCCTCCTCGGCGTGGTGCTGCTGCTCGTGGGGATCGGCACGCTCCGCGACGCCATCGACGCCCATTTCCCCAGCCTCCCGGCACCGGACGAGCCGGCGCTCATGCACCAGGCGTTCGGCCTCCCCCAGCCCCGCCGGGCCGCTGGCAGGCCGCCGTGGGAGGGCAGCGACGGCGCTGAGGCCCCCGACCCGTATGCATGGCCCAGGCTGCCCCAGAGCTATCCGTACCCGCCGGCCCACCCCGAGGCATAGCCCCAGGAGGGCTGTAGCTACAGCGCCGAAAACGCGTAAACGAACGGTTTACCGGAGAGGAGCACGACGATGACCTACCAAAGGTTCTGGGCGGAGACAAGCAGGTTCGGCAGCATCGCGCTGCGCCCGGCAGATTGAGAGGAGGAAGTAATGGACGGTAAGCCTCCGCTGGAACCGCCGATGCCGTTGTGGCTGCGGGCGGTCTGGGGGGTGCGCGCGTACGCCACCTGGCCGTGGGAGGCGCACCGGCTCAAGCGGGCCGGGTGGCGGCGCACCGGCTGGATGACGTGGGAGAGTCCGGACGACTAAACGCGGCCCCAGCACCAGGTGGATCGGAAGGTGAAGAAGTTGAGCACACAGCGAGTTCTGCCAGAGGCCACCAGATGGCGTGAGAGTCGATGCTGGCGCAGCTACCGCACAACATCATCTCGGCGCTCGGGAATGTCGGGTCGCTGCTGTTCAGCGGAGGGCTGCGCCAGCCGCAGCGTGCCCAGCAGGTCGCCGGCCGGTTCCAGCAGGATGTCGCCGGCCAGCCACGCGACGAGCAGGGCGTTGACGACCTTGGAGCCATCGGTCCCAGCCTCCGCCGCCTGATCCTTCACTGCACGCCACCGGCCGTCCGGGATGCGGATGTTCCGGGTATTGGTGGCCACGATCCACAGCGTAGACGGATGATCGCGCTACGATCAGTAGCTAGCTGTACCCACAGCCCGGCGTGTCCAGCTAGACCAGGGAGCCGACGATGGCCGAACCCGCGCAGAAAACCGCCGCCAGCATCCCCGGCGCACCAGCCCGGACGATCACCGCCCTGGCGAACATCCCGACGCCGAGGAGCCCCGCCGAACTCGCCTACCTGACGGCGAGCCAGCAGGCCGTCTGTGAGTCGCTCGCCCTCGTCCTCGACATCCAGGCAGCGCAGCTACAGAAGGCGCTGGGCAGGCCGACCGGCGGCTCCGTGGACAGGTTCCGCGCCTCCACGATGGCCCGGATCGCGACCGCGCCGATGAAGCAGGCCGCTGACCGGGCTCGCGCCTCCGGCGCTAGCTCACGCGCCTGCTGGCGGCGGTTCCTCCGCGTCTACGACGAACTGCTGAACCCGCAGCGCAAGAGCCGCGAGGGCGGGTTCCACTTCCCCGCCAGGTGAGCCGATGCCAGCCCCGAAACTGCCACGCGCCGATCCGCTCGCGCATACTGAGGCGCTCCTGACGAAGGAGATCGCCCGGCTCTGGCGGGTCGTCCCGCCGTGGCTCGCCTGGGCCGCCGCGCTCATCCTCGCCGCCGCCCTGCATCACAACTGGCCGTCGTACTGGGCGGGTGTCCCGGTCATGGGCGCGGCGGTCCTCCTCGCCTGGCTGCTGTCGCATCTGACCCACCACCGGAAGGCTCCTCTTGCCCGCTGGCTCGCCGCTTCGACGATGCTGCTCGCGGGCGCGTGGCTCGCCCTCGCCGTAGGGCACGGCCTCGGCCATTTCGGGCAGCCGGTCCTCCGCGCCTGGCTGTTCGGCGGCGGCTCTCTCTGCCTCGCCTGGTCGATCTGGCTGCACCACCACGACGGCGAGGAGCAGGGGCCAGCCGGCGCAGGATGGTTCGTCAAGGCGACCGCGCACAGCGGCAGGCCGGGGATCAGGCTCCGCGTCACCGAGGTGCTCCCGGCGAGGATCACCGGCATCCTCCGCCATCCGCCGGGCGTCACCACCGACGAGGTAGCGAAGGAACTGCCGTCCATCGAGTCCGCCGCCGGCCTGCCGCCCCGCTCGCTGAAGGTCACCGAGGACCCCGATCACGCCGGCCGGTCGAAGCTGACCATCGTCAACCCGGCGGCGCTCGCCAAGTCGCGGCCGTGGCAGCGGCCGAGCGAACCGAACGGCTCCATAGCGGATCCGATCGAACTCGGCACGTTCGCGGACGAGACCCGCGTCCGCATCCCCATCGGGCAGGGCCACTGGCAGATCATGGGCATGACCGGCGCGGCTAAGACAACCGGCCTCGGCTGGACGATGCTGGCCGAGTTGTTCACCCGCCGGGAGGTCGCCATCCAGGCCGTCGATCTCGCCAAGGGCGAGCAGTTCCTCGGCTGTATGAGGCCGGCGCTGCATCGCCTGGCGACCGACCCGAAGGATGCCCGCGACCTGCTCCACTCGACCTACCGGGCGATCCGCCCGAGGACCGACTACCTGGCGGACATGCACCTGACCCAGTGGGAGCCGGCCTGTGGCCTCAGCCTCCTCATCACCTGGATCGAGGAGGCATCCTGGGTTTTCAACACCGCCCTGTCCGACCGGGACATCGAGAAATGGGTCGTGCCCGCTGTCGTCGCCGCCCGCTCCGCCGGGGTGCTGTTCGCCTTCTCCATCCAGCGCGCCGACTTCACGATGATGCCGACCCAGATCCGCGCCCAGATGGGCCGCATCACGATGGGCGTCGCAGGGTCGGAGGACGCACAGTTCGGCCTCACCGACTACCAGGCCGATCACAACTGCGCGCCTGACCGCTGGACAAACGAGCGGCCGGGGATGTTCTACATCGACGTGCCGGGCATCCCGGAGCAGTACAAGCTGACCGAGGCGCGGACAGACTACTGGGGGCCGAACTCGGCGCTGATGCGCCAGCACGCCCTCCACTACCCGGCGTCGGCCCGGCCGATGGACGCCTACACCGCCGCCCACCTGGACCCGGCACCAGCCGAGCCCGAGACCACCCGGCCACAACCCGCCGAGCCTGCCCGGGAGACCGTCAGGCTCGTCACCCAGCCAGCCGCCGAGGAGGCAGCCATGACCGATACCGACGAACCCGAGCGCACCGAGTACGACGACCCGGCCCTGTGGATGGCCGCAGCGGAAACCGGCGGCTACGACGCGGCCGAGACCGCAGCCGCCGAGGCGTCCGCGTTCAGGTTCGGCAGCCCCGAGGCGGACGCCCCCATCGCCGCCGAACCGGTCTCCGCCGACGAGGCAGCCGCCCGGCTAGAGGAACTGATCTCGGCCATGTGGCGCGACGGCGAACGCGAATTGACAATGGACCGCCTCGCTGAGCTATGCGAGGACATCGGCCGCGACCGCACCTGGCCATACCACGCCACCCAGGCGCTCGTCAGCCGGGGCGTCCTAGAGCAGCATGACCGGCCGCGCCGCTGGACGATCCTCTCGGCGGCGGCGTGATGGGCGGCTGCGCAGCGGCCTGCCGGTGTGTCTGCCATGCCGGCGCTCGCGGCTGGTGGATCGCCGCCATCCTCGCTGCCGCCGCCTGGTGGCAGCGCGCCCTCATCCTCGACATCCTCCTGTGGATAACCATCGCCACGGTCACCGCCGGGCTCGGGCTCGCCTGCGCCAGGGCGGTCGCCCGCGCTCACGGCCGCTCACTCTCGCTCGCCTGGACGCCCCGCACATCTGTGCACGCGGCTGTGCGCGCCGCACCCTGGCGTGGGGCCGCGCCCGCTGCCCTCCCAGGTGACAGCGTTGTGCAGACGCCCGCACACGCTCCTGCACAGCCGGTTGCACAGCCCGCTCACAACGTCATCGACCTCGGCTCGCGGCGGCCAGCGGCATGACAAACGAGGAGCGGCTGTCCCGCTACTGGGGTGACAGCAGGCCGTACCGGCGGCCCGCCGTCTGGGCGGTTATCCACAGCGGCGATCATGGGATGCCCGGCTGCTCGAAGGGCAGTCATGGGCATTGGCTGCCGGTGACCCCAGCGCAGCACCGCCGCCTGATGCAGCACGCTGGCGCGGACGAGCGCAGGCAGAACGGTCGGCCGCCTCCCGTACCCTGAACCTGTGGGTACAGCGGAGAGGAGCCCGCGTTGGACGACGAGCAGCAGGAGCAGGAGCGCCAGTTCATCGAACGCGACGCGCCGTTTAACTGGCCGCCGTTCGCCGCGCTGATCGTCGCGGCCGTGGTCGTCGGCGCGTGCATGATCCTGACCTGGTGGGCGCACGCCCACCACTGGCGGCCGTGATGCTAGAGGACGCGGCGCGATGATGCGGGCCACGCATGTGATCGGCGGCTGCGCGGCGTGGCTGGCCGTATGCGCTGCCGCATCCCCGCCGGCCGTGGTGACGCTCGCCGGGACCGTTGCCGCTGGGGTGGCCGCGCCGCTGTGCGACATCGACAACGTGGGCGCGTGGGCCAGCCGGCGCAGGGGTTCGCGCCGCCGCGCCCATCCGTGGAAGTACCGGGCGGCGCGGGTCATCGCCCACTGGGGTGCGCACCGCCGGGGGCCATGTCACAGCTTCATCGTCACCGCCTGCGCGGCGGTGCTCCTCGCCGCCCCTGTGCTGCTGGCAGGATGGTGGCCGTGGGCCATAGCCGCCGCGATGGGCACCGGCTGGTGGTCGCACATCGCGCTTGATCTCGCCAACGCCCAGCCGGTTAGGGCGTTCTGGCCATTCGGCCCGCTGATCTACGGGCTCGGCTTCCGGGTGGGGAGGAGGGGTGAGCTATGGCTGATCCGCCCAGCGGCGGCGGCAGCGGTGGCCCTGCTGGCACTGGTGACGCTGCGCTGATCGCCCGAGCGCTCGTCTACCCCTCGATAGAGGACGGCCAGGTGGCGGTCAAAGTCGCCTGCGTCATCTGCGGCGACCTCGATCTGGTCGCCTGGGCGAGACGTGAGGCGGCCGTCCCAGACCCTGCTGTCCAGGGCGGCGCTGAGTCGTTTGTCATCGAGATGCTCAACGCCGTCGTCGGCTGGCACTACGGGGAGCAGCATCCCGAGTTCGTGTAACCACAGGGCGAGCCTGGCAGCGCGAGCCGGCGGCAGCCGCTAACCTGCCGCCATGAGACTCCGTGCCGTCCTCGCAGTGGCCGCCGCCGCCGGCCTGCTGGCCGCCTGCGGGCCGCCGACGCCCAGCCCGACCCATAGCCCGAGCCCATCTCACACGACCGCCAGCCCGAGCCCGAGCCCGAGCCCGACCGGGAGCCCGCAGCCGCCGCCCGGCCCGATCACACCTCTCGTGCCAGTGCATGACCCGGGCAATGTCACCGGGACGCTCAGCGGCGAGCACTGCCATGTGATCGCCACCCCGGGAGGCGGCCTCCCCGACCCGAAGTGCACGCCGGGCAGCATCGACCCGCAGATCACCGCCGCCAGCCTTTGCCCCTACGCGAGCACCCGGGCGTACCGGCCACCGGAGAGCCAGACGCAGGCGTTCAAATACGGCCAGGCATACCCGGCGTACGGCATCGCCGCCGGGACTAAGACCGAACTGGATCATCTGGTCAGCCTGGAACTGGGCGGCTCCAACTCGGCGCTCAACCTCTGGCCCGAGGTGCCACCGACCCCGAACCCGAAGGATGCCATCGAGAACGCCCTCCACGCCTGGGTGTGCCAGGCCAGCGGAGCCGCCGCGCAGGCACGCCTTCAGCAGGCGCAGCTAGCCATCGCCACGAACTGGACAACCGCCGAGGCCGTCCTCCACATCACCGTCGCCGGCGGCGGCGCATGAGCGCCCCGCCGATGGGCGGCTTCTACCTCGCCGACCAGCGCTACCAGGAGGATGTGCCAGTCGCCGCGATCCGCGAGCATCCCCGCAACTACAACGAGGGCGACGTCGAGGCCATCGACGAGAGCCTGGCCGAGCATGGCATGGTCGGCGCGGTTCTCGTCCAGGAGTCAACCGGCTACATCGTCGCCGGGAACCACACCTACCGGGCGGCGGTAGCCCGGGGCGCTGAGACGATCCCCGCGTTCTGGCTGGATGTCGGCGACGACGAGGCTGAGCGGCTGATGGTTGTCCTCAACCAGGCGGCGCGGCTGTCAACTTTCAACCCGGCGAAGCTGCTGGCGCTCCTCCAGCCGATGCACGAGTCTAGCCGGGGGCTCGCCGGGACGGCGTTCAATTTGCAGCGGATGGACGAACTGGCGCTGCTGCTGGGCGCTCCGCCGACCCCGGCTGGCGGCGACTCCGCCGGCTCCGGGGCAGAGGCGACGCGGAAGCTGGCCGACAGGTTCCTCGTCCCCCCGTTCTCCGTCCTCGACGCCCGGCAGGGCTACTGGCAGGAGCGCAAAAGGTCGTGGCTCGCCCTGGGCATCGCATCGGCCGAGGGCAGGCCGGCGAACCTGCTGAAGTTTTCCGGGACGGTGCTGGACGCTCAGCGGCCCGCGCGGCCGAACAGGTCGAAGCCGTCTGACTCCGGGAACGACCCACAGTTCTACTGGAAGAAAACCCTAGCCGAGCGGCAGGCCGGCCGCGTCCTCACAACCGAGGAGTTCCTCGCCGACTGGTATGAGGGGCCAGACGCCTACACCGAGGGCACCAGCGTGTTTGACCCGGTGCTGTGCGAGATCGCCTACAGGTGGTTCTGCCCGCCCGATGGCTCAGTCCTCGACCCGTTCGCCGGCGGCTCCGTGCGCGGCATCGTCGCCGCCAAGGTCGGGCTCCGCTACTGCGGTGTCGATCTGTCCGCCGCGCAGATCGCCGCGAACGAGGAGCAGGCGGAGCGGCTCGGCGTCAAACCCCACTGGCATCAGGGCAACGCCACAGGGATCAAACCGTCCTGGCCGTGGAAGGGTGAGCGGTTCGACCTGCTGTTCTCCTGCCCGCCCTACTACGACCTGGAACGGTACTCCGATGACCCGGCGGATCTGTCGAACCTGGCGACCTACCCGGAGTTCCTGGCCGAGTACCGGACGGCGATCAAACGCGCCTCCGCCCGCCTCGCCAATGACAGGTTCGCCTGCTTCGTCGTCGGCGAGATCCGCGACAGCCGGGGCATCTGCCGGGGATTCGTCCGCGACACCATCGCCGCCTTTGAGGAGGCGGGGCTGCGGCTCTACAACGAGGCTGTCCTCGTCACCGCCGTGGGGTCGCTGGCGCTCCGCGCCGCCCGCATCTTCGCCCCGGGCCGGAAGCTGGCCAGGGCGCACCAGTCGGTCCTCGTCTTCGTCAAGGGCGACCCCGCGAAGGCGGCCGAGGCGTGCGGGCTCCTCGACATCCCAGACCCGGCGGAACTATTCGGCCACCCCCTCCCGGCCGAGCCCGCCGCCAACGGCCACGCTGACCCGGCCACGGTAAACGCCACCTTGACCCCCGGCGAGCCAGACGGCCCGTCCCCAGCCTGGGCTAAGGGCCTGCCCCTGGACCGGCTGCGGGCCGTCGCAGCGTTGTGGAGGCAGCATGACGGCGACCTCCCGCTCGGCGCGTTCACCCGCGTCAAGGAGAACACCGTCGCAGAGTGGGCCACTGACGGCAGGCTCCACGTCTGGGGCGCAGGCGGCAGCCCGGTAGCCGCCGCGTCGTGGAGGACCGCCGAGCGGCCGCTCCGCCAAACCGACTTCCGCGACCAGGTCATCGCCACCGTCCAGCCCGGCGAACTCCTCATCGACCGGGTAGCCGGCGACGTGTCGATCCTCGCCGCCGAGCTAGCCCGTCACCGTGCCCCCATCTGGCTGTGGGCATGGCAGGAGAACCCGGCGGACCGCTGGCTCGCCGACGCGCTCGGCCTCACCTGGAACGGGACGAAGATCAGGGCCAGCAGCGAACTCCTCGGCCTGTGGGGGCCACGCCCATCAGAGACGCAGATGCGCGACATCGACCTCTGCGGCCTCGTCCGCCTCGACGCCCGGTTCGACCCCGACGCCCTGGCCGCCGAGATCGCCGCAGCCGGCCCAGCCTGGGCCGACCACTATGCGAGCTACAACCGGGGCCACTCCTGGTCGGCGGTCGCGCTGCGCGGCTACGGCGGCGACCCGATGTTCATCCAGAAACCAGCCGAGATGTCCCGCAAATGGAAGCAGGACAACCCGGAGAAGCTGGCCTGGGAGATCACCGACACCCCCGCCTACGACCTGCTGCCCGGTGTCCGCGAACTGATCGACTCAATGCCCGGCGTCAAACACCGCGTCAGGCTGATGCGGCTGACCCCTGGCGGCGGCGAACTCACCCGCCACTCCGACATCACCGACCCGGACTGCGGCACCGAACCCGGCCAATTGCTCCGCCTCCACTTCCCCGTCGTCACCAACCCCGCCGTCCTGTTCCGCTCCTGGACGCTCGGCGGCGACATTCAGTCCTGCTGGATGGCGGAGGGCACAGCCTGGTATCTCGACACCCGCAAACCGCACACCGCCCGCAACGGCGGCACCACCGACCGCATCCACATCGTCGCCGACATCGAGTCCTGCCCGCAGCTACTCGCCCTCGCCCTCGAAACCGCCCCCACCGAGCAACCGGACCTGACGTGGGAGACGCCGCAGATCGCCGGATGGCTGCCGTGGCCACTCGGCTGATCGCCCCACCCCGGCTCATAGAGCACGGCGGCCTGACAGTCCTCCGCGACGACCTGATCGAGGGCGGAACAAAAGTCCGCGTCGCACCCGCCCTCCTCGCCTCCAATGACGAATGGGTGTTCGCCGGCCCAGCGCAGGGCTACGCACAGCTAGCCCTCGCCATCGCCTGCCAGGCCGCCGGCAAAAGAGCCGTGTTCTTCACCGCCCAGCGCAACCACCCGCTCCCCCTGACGGCTCAGGCGATGGGCCACGGCCTCCGCGTCATCCAAGTCCCCTACGGCAGGATCAGCAACGTCCAGGCGAAGGCACGCGCCTACTGCGCCGCCACTGGCGCATCATTCATCGGCCTCGGCCTCCTCCTCCCCGGCATGGAAGCCGCACTCACCGAACTGGCCGCCAGCCTCCCCATCGACCCCGCCGAGGTCTGGGTCACCGCCGGCTCCGGGACACTCGCCCGAGCCTGCGCCGCCGCCTGGCCGGCCGCCGCCATCAACGCCGTCCAAATAGGCATGAAACCCACCCTCCCCCCCGGCTGCCGCCACTTCATCGCCCCCGAACCATTCTCCCGCCCAGCCCAGCACCCCCCACCAGTCCCCTCCGCCACCTACTACGACGCCAAAGCGTGGCGCTTCGCCCGCGCCCTCGCCCACCGCAGCCCCCGCACCCTGTTCTGGAACGTCGGAGCCTAACCATGCCCCTCGACCCCCCAGACGGCCT